ATGTTAGCATCAAAAGATTTTCTGATGTCCGTCTATGAAAGATGCAATGAGCACATTAAAGAACAGTCTTCAAAAAGGGATCAGACTATAGCATTCTATTTGGTTATCCTGTCGTTTTACATCGGTTCATATACGTCCGTCAGTAAAATGATGTCCAGTGAATATTCAACCATACTTTTAAATCTGGTTGTATGTTTGATTGGCGGAATGACAATCAGAACCCTTTCAGGTTTACGCTCATGGCAAATGCAATACACTGATTCTGCCCTGGCGCTTAATAAAATACTCTCAAGAGATAATTTTGATTTTAACGACGTTAACGAAAGCATAAAAGAATTTTTTCTTCTACAGAAGAAAAAGTATAGCAAGATGGGTTTCCGCAGGATGCTAAAAGGGATTGAAAACAGAGTTATATTCTGCATAATCTTAATCTCTGGATTTCCAACGGCGATACTTGTAAAAGAAACTTTCTTATTGCTAAAAGTGAACAACGAGATATTAACTAATACTGTGAAGGTGCTTGTTTATTTAACGTACGTTTTATTCTATCTTTATAACACGCGGACCATCATACGACGTTCTGCTAATGAACCAACATGGATTGTTGATTTTGAATAAATTAATTTTTGAAAACAATGTGTTGTCGGTCTCAGTTAACGAACTGGGTTACCTTAAGCTCAACCAGAAAAATGGTGGGGTGGTAATTATTCCTGCTTATAAAACTAAATATGCAATTATTCAACACTCAAGGAATGGTGAGGTTTTGCATGAATTTCCTCGCGGGTTTCTTGAGCCTGCCGAAACGCATATAGAAGGTGCGGAAAGAGAGCTAAAAGAGGAGCTTAACTTAGAATCAGTCGATAGTTATTCACTCGGCCAATTAATAACTGACTCAGGATTGATAACAGATAAAATCCAGGCGGTTATTTGTAATGTTAATGACATCAGTCTGCTTAACCCTCAAAAAGAAGAAGGTGTTATTTGCTGTGAATTTTACTCAAAGGGCGAGATCTTCGACATGATAAAAACAGGTTTAATAAAAGATAACTTCACCCTGTCAGCTTTTATGCTGTTGATTGCAAAAACATCAGATTAAGCTGTGACGCTGAGGTTACGGAAATGTTCCCGCGCTTTGCTCAGCGCTATAAACACTTTCTTAAGCTGTGCGTAATCATTATACTTAACACAGCGCGCGCCCTCCTGATTTCGGCGGCATACGATGCCGTCGCATCAAGATAAGAGTGAGAACATGTTACTTTGTTAATTGCGCTCATGATTAATCTTTGAGATGTTCGGCGGCAATTGACCACCAGGGTATTTGGCATTAGTCCGTAAAACGGGTAACTCAGGGAACGGTATGATTATTAACAGCAGTAACATCGCTACATTTGATATCAGCAAAAATCTGCAAATGATCATCAAAATTGTGGGCAAAAGTCACAGGCGCGGATCTGAATCCGCAGTTAATTGTTCTGGTTTCAACATCAACAAGGAGTTAGTTGATGGAATGACTGTTGGTGAGTACCAGGAGATGATTAAAAGACGATTTCATGAATCGGATCCTCAGTTCTCCTTAACCAAGCATCTGAAATACGATATTGAAAAAGGGTATTTAGAATTGCATGGATAAATTTATTGAGACAACATAAGGTCGCTCCGGCAGCTTTTTTATCACTCGCTTAAGCCATTGTCTATGGAGCAGTGAAGGATAATACAGTGAGATGATCAGATGACTGGGTAGGCCTGAGGATTAGGCAAATCTACGACGGGGAGCTTCATCTGATTTACGTCATGATTAGCGGACTGGCAGAGAGTCAACACGAAAACGACAAGCTCTAAGAAAAAGCGCTAATCGCGTCAATGATGTGATGGCGCAAAGTGCCGGAGTCTGAATAGCAGCCGACAGGCGATACGACGGGTCGGTTATCTGATGGAATGCTCTTAACCAAAACAGGAGGCGAAGGCCTGTTCTGGTTAACGAGATATCTAGCCCTTGTTGTCTTTTTACCCCTCTCAGCAGCGCTTTTTCCAGTCGCCTGTTACCGGGTAGTGAAGCTGATGATGCTTGTTCCGTTCAGGCTGTATAGCCCGCTTCGCTTTATGGATTTACCGTTTTTCTGCTTCACGCTGGGCGTCAGAGTTTCACAGCGGATTGAAAAATTCTTTTTCAGAACAAGCTGGATAGCCTCTTCAGCGTCTTCCGTTTCATATAAATCCTCTGTTTTATCTCCCCCTGGGGGAACAACACGGTATGCAACTTTACCGGTCGCCTTGTTTTCCATCATGACCGGATAAAGCTTGTCACCGCTGCTGTGTGTCAAAACCAGTTTTTCAGTATGTCTCATAGATGCATCTCCTTTTTTGCGGAATTTATAAAGCTGAAATGGGAGACGCAAGAAAAATTTAAGCATATGGCGGACACCCGGCAAAACGTTACGTTTCGCGGCATCGACAAAGCGTATAACGCGCTGGTAAATCGCGGCCTGTCCTCTGATGGGTCACACAAATACAAAGGTGATTTTGTGGTCTACGCAAAATGGCTGATATCTGAACACTCCCGATATCAGCCACTTCTCCCCTTAGTGTTTTATCATCATAGGCGGGCCTTTTCTGCGAAGGCGGGGTGATGTAGTAGAAAACTAGGTTGCAAGCAATGCATTAGCGCAAGACGAATCGACGCCTTCCGAGGTTTTGAGTTGTTTTGCGCTAATTTTTTGCCCCATCCATGCCCCACCTCTCATCTCTGCATCTTTTGTGTCCATACCGATGCGCTGGCCGCCTATGGAGATGTAGGCCACACTATGTCAGGCGCTTTTGTCGTATCAATTCTGCTTAGAAGTACTCGATATTTCTTTAAGGCTAATAGCCGCTCTGACTCTTCTGGTGTGGCCATATCAAGGTCCACTGCATCTTGCAGAAGAGAGATTTCGCCGCTTGCAGCGTTTATTAGAGTGGATTTTTTTTCATTGGCCTCTGCTTGATGATGAGCTTTGAGCGCTACTTCGTCCGCCACCCATTCCTTGCCGTTCCATGATTCCCACTGTTCTGGAGGACCAGATAAAGTGAAACCTTCCGGAATTTCTCCTGGGAAATTTACAATTTTTGCTGAATCTTTATTCGTGGCGTAAATAGTTTTTCCTCGATAATCAGGAACCAGAATCCATTTGCTACCATCTTCTGCCCTAACAATGGCCTGTCCTTCTTCTGCAGCAGGCGGCATATCGATATGAGCTCCGGCTGGCAGTCCAGTGCCCTCGCTAATAAGCACATCAGCTGAACCAATGTATTCCCCTGAATCATCAGAAAGGTATACTTTCTGAATAAAGTCCTGTTCTGCAAAACCTTCTGTGTTAAATACCATCACAAAGCCCTCACAATCATATTCCAGACCATATTTCGCATTCGCGTTTCTGATGCTGTCCTGGCGATCTTACTGGCGTCAAAGTTGTAGATATTGTATTGCGTACCAGTTGATGCGTTGGTGATGTTTACTGCCGGTGTTCCATTTGGCGTTACACCAAAAGCTCCCGTTGCTGCGCCACCGCCGTATGCGTAAGAGTTAAACGAGCCAGTAATGTTTTGTATGGCGTCAAGCTGCTCGGAAAGCAACGCTCGTCCTTGATCAACCCCCCTGCCGTCGTCATACCCCCTCACAACGTTGCCACGCATATCTGGAAGAACGCCTGAGGGATAAATAGCCGCAAGCTTCGTGTATACCGACTTATCGAAGGATGCCCCATTAAGACGGAGGAACTTAATTCCCAGAGAGCTGTTGTCAGGCATGGTTGCAGCAGGCCAGTAAATCATCATTCCCACCGGCAAAGCAGAATCAACATACTGTCTGACATCGGACATCGTGAAATCCACATTACCTGCTGCTGCCACAGCGCGGTCAGCCTCTGTTTTAGCAGTTGCCGCGCTAGAAGATGCAGATGAAGCGCTACCGCTGGCATCATTGGCTTTTTGGGTTGCGGTAGCAGCTGATGTAGATGCAGATTGTGCGGACTGAGCTGCTTCTGATGCTTTAGTAGTAGCAGTTGATGCTGAGGTGGAAGCCGACTGGGCAGACAGTGCTGCGGAATCCTTACTTTGACCTGCAGAATCAGAATCGGATTTAACCTGCTGGGCGATTGCCTGTAAAGCAGGGATATCTACCGCCTTCAGCAGATCGACCACTTTGAGCCAGCTCGGGCCAGTGAATTTAGTGCCATCAGGTAGAGTTACGGTAATATCATTACTGACACTGAATACCTGCTGCCAGTTATATTTATCCGCATTGAGCCCACGCAGCGCTTCTGTTATCTGTGAGGCCAGCCCGGCAGTTATAAGGCTTTGAGCCTCGCGTGGCACTGCGAACCAGCTAATGTTGCTTTGAGTAGGTCCAGTATAATTTCCTGATAATGTGAGCTGCGTATTACTGGCTATGCTTTTTACGGGAAGCGTATAACCTGTTCCGCCAACCACAAATACAATGAAGTCTCCTGGTTTAAGATCTGTCGTAAATGCCGTGCCTGTTCCCAAAACAGCATCTGATTTATTTGTAAGCGATAGAGTTCCTGCCGACATGGCAATCTCCTGATTTAATTAGTCTTGTTTGTAGTGAATAAATCTATACGGTAGGAAACACAGCATAAGGTATTTTTAAGCCACGAGAGTAAAGTGGTGTGTTAACGTAATTTTTCCCGTTCTGGTTTATGTACCTTAATATAACTGAACCAGACTGCTGCTTCATAACAATGCCGTTTTTTGCACCAACACCCTCCTGGTCTTCAGCTAAGGCCCCAGGAATGATATCCATCAAGTAGAATGGTGTTCCTGACAATCCAACTGTCAAGGTGTTATTTTGCAGGTCAAAGTTGGGCGGTATCGTAATAAAACCAAGAACCCTCGGCATCTTTGCGGCCGATTTTGCGGACCATATCAATGCACCCTGAGCATTGAAAACATCAAGGTAACCACTCTCTACAGCCAAATCTATTTTCGTTTTGGCGATAAACGCCGCGCCGGGTAAAAAGTACCTCGCCCCCGGCACCCCCCATCCATTCACATTAAGCCTGAACCATGCGAGTTGACCGGGACTATAAAGATTGTCATCAAGTACATACCCCAGCTGGTTGAGGTTCCCAAAGCCAGGGATGTTCAGATCGAAATCACCAACTGTGTCAGTACTGGCCGCAGCAGAGGAGGCTAGAAGTGGTGATTTATAATCGCTGTTTACAGTAAGAGCACCCGCTGCATTTCTAACTTCGAATCCGCTCATAGGAAATTATATAAATCCACTGTTATGGTATCTGCGTAGCTCGTCCCAGGAACGAAGTAGAGAGTGAATCCACCATCATAACAGGACGTGCTCCATATTCTGACAACGCCAGTAAGCTTCACTATTGCAGCAAATGAGCCGCTGGCAGTTAATCCAACGTACGGAACGTTCATTTGTGATATCCCTGCAGGGGCATTTACTATGGTGCGCCCTATGTAGCGCACCATGTAGTCTCCAAGGTCTACAATTAACTTCCCACTACCATCCCAGCACTGTAACCCAGACATTAGAAAAGCCCCATTCTGATTCGCAGGATGTTATTCGAATCCCATATCTGAACGAGAGTGCTTGTTATCAGCATTTTCCCTCCTCCTGCAACTCCGTTAATTTCGAAGTTCCCATTCTTGTCCAGTCTCCATCCAGTGGAGCCAGCAACATAGTTATTTGACTGTATAAAGTTTCCGATTTTTGTATTATCTATACTCCCGTTCTGAATAAATGCAGAGCGAATAAAAACCTGACCATTAGATACAAAAAAAGCCGCCTGGTAATTACCCGGATCGCTTCCAGAATAAATACCAAACTGATCGGCCGCAAACACAACAGTTGACTTATAGGAACTCGAGCCGCTTGGTTCTATCCCCATAGCAAAACCAGTATTGTATTTTTTACCGTCGCGCTGAATGCCCAGGTTAAGCGTATAAAAAGCTTTTGCTGTCCCGTCGTCGGTTACAGTTGCAGTCAGTTTCTGATTAACCGCAGCAGTTACCTGATTGAACTGAGCCTGAACTTGGGTAGATAGTTCCGCCAAAGCTTTATCGACATCGGCTACGGTGGTTTTTACAACGAGGATATCTGCCCTGACCTCTCCGTATTGCGTCCATTGATGCTCAACAGTAGAACTATTAGCTAGCGCATTCTGAAGCTGACCTTCTATATTCATATCTATCCCGTTCTGAAGGTTTTCAAATGCCTCAGAATCACGAATAGCTTCGTCAATGTAATCCAGCATGCCAGGGATATCAGCAGAGGCCTCTCCTGACGCTTCGACGAAAGGAGAAACACCAAATGCGTTTTTCGTTCTTACGTACATATAGTACGTTGTGTCTGCTTTGAGATTATGAAGCGTCCACTGACTGGAGCGACCCAGAAATTGGGTCTGCTCCTCAATGAGCGAGGGGGCAGTGATGCGATTCTCGCCTGAGTACCAAAACTCAAATGTCGTATCAGTTGTTGCTGTTACGCTCATCACCGGCACGATATCAGCCGAAAAAATGCCAGGCGTCCATATTACTGATGTTGGTGCCAGCGGCGCGCCTATCACCAGGCTAACCTGAGTTTCAGCGCCTTTCATGCCGTTCTCATTCCGGCCTCTGACGCCAAGCGTGTAGCTTCCGGCGTTCAGCCCGTAGAAGTCATAGCTAAACTTCTCGGTCTGATATTGCGCAACCACTTTTCCCGAATCGTTATAGACATAAAGTTCGAATACCAGTTTTTTGGTAGTCGTGGCCGTCTCCCAGGTCGCCGTAACCTGCACAGTTTCGCTGTTTACGTTAATAACGCGCAGGTTTTCAATATTTGGCACACGATAGCCGTTCAGTGTGTCATTCGGCACCTCAAATACTGCACCGGCATCTACAACAGCTTGTTTATTCGGATCGTGCTGCGAGGCGGTTATGCTATAAACGGAGTTGTTTTCTGTCTCGGCAATACTCAGGATACGGAAAAGACGAGTAGAAACCTCCGTAGTTGATATAGCAAATACAGTCCCGTCCCTTACCCATGCTGGCGTGGTTTTCAGTGTAACGACAGAACCAGAAACCGTTGTGATTTCATACTTCGAGAACTTCCCGTTGCTGCCCATAATGGACATAACATCTCGGGGAGATACCAGGCTCGAGAGATTCGCATCTACGGTGATTTTATTCCCTGAGTGTGAAAGGATTCGACCGCCAAGCCTTGCGCCAGCGTAATCATTATCCATGACCTCAATGATGTCGCCGGGTGTAAATGCGATTGCATCTCGCGCCATCTGGAACGTCAGTCTGTTGCTCTCACGTTTCGCAGTCTCAAGAATCCACTTACCCGCTCGCCATGCCTGGCCGCGTGACGTACACCCGAAGGCCTCGATAGTGGTTTCGTTGTAATTGCCTCTGGCGATCATCGCATCGTCAGAAACGTATTCCTTCACCTGTTCCCAGCCGTTATCCGGGTCGGTCCAGGACACCACGACAGCGTTGTACTTCTCCGAACGCTTAACCGAGCTGCGACTGAACTTCCCGTCAACCACGTTAGCATTGGTTACGGTGGCGATAGGGTCTTGCGGAGAATCCAGCATGACAGTCAGCCGCATGCCGTCCCAAAGTGCAATCCCTCTGAACATCCCGGCAATTTTGTCGAGAATGTCGCGGGCGCTGGCCTGCTCAGTAATGTAGGCGTTCAGAGTCATTCGGGGCTCTTTCCCACCGTAGCCATCATCTACAAGCTGATCGCAATACTGAGAAAGGACATACAGCGCGCCGTCATCGACATCAATTGAGCCCGCCCTGCGCGCCAGTCCGAAGCGCGTATTCTTTGCCAGTTCACGGAAAAGCCATGCTGGGTTATTGGTCCATGCCTTCTTAAAGCCCCCGAGCCATAAACCGGTATAGGTTCTGGTGATTGGGTTGTAATTATCCGGCACATCAACAATTAGCCCGCGAAGATGATAGGTGCGGCTTGGGGTGTCGGTGTACTGGTCACGGTCGATTACAGCGCCAGCGATCGCCGAGAATGGGTAGGACAGGTTATCGTCGGTTATCTCAGTAAAGCTGTTCCAGATAGTGCCGTTAGTCAGCAGGTCACTCGTACTGTCAGGCGTTACGCGGCGTACACGGATATCGAATGGTTTAATGTCAGGCGCATCGATGACATGAGCCTCAAGATATTCACCCGAAATCTTGCCGTTAATCGTGACCGTTTTCTGCTGAACCCAGCCTGCCGATGCAGTGCGGGTTTCAAGAACAAGCGTTACTGACGTGTTTTTCTGGTTTCCCTTTGTGTCCTGCTGAACAAGTCCGGTAACGCCAACGTTGAAGCGCACACGCGTCACATCCTGATCTGTGATGGTTCGCACCAGAGGCGTTGCATACTTAACCTCTGTATTGACAATAGTGGTCGCCTCTATGGCAGAAAACCCATTTATTGGTGCCTGTGTCTCTGAACCAGGACGCCAGGCAGCACTCACCCCGTTGATGCTTACATTACCGTTGGCATCTGTAATAGGCGTTTTGTTCAGCATGAAAGAGGAAAGGTGTGACTGGTCTACCGGACCGTAAATTGGCCCCTCACTGATGAGGTCCAGCACACGGTAAAACTGTTTTGATTTGAGGTTATCGTCGAGAAGTTTGGGGGTGCTGGCCTTGCCGCCGCCTGAAGACATAAAGCCACCTTAGCTAATTGATTCTGTCCAGTCCTGGTTGTTCGAAGTGTCGATACCGAGGGATATTACGTTTGAGCCAACCACCATCTCTCCAAGAAGAAGAGGCACCGGCCGGCCCTGACCAACGCGGTTTTCAGCGCTGGTAAAAGAGTTGTTCGTGATGGTGTTATTTTCTGCCGCTTCTGCAGCGTTCTTTGTTTTCATGTTGCGCGCCATGTAGATGGAGTAAGCAACAGATGCTGCGGCTATAACTAGCGTAGCCACCAGGGCTACGGTGCCTGTGATAGCGCCTTCCACTACAGGAACGAAAAGCACGGTTGAGCCATCAGGAAGCTTCCTGTCCATGTGCAGGCGGATGGATTCTTCTGTCACATCTTCGCCAGCCACACGGATGCGTATGCGGGTTTTCAGGAAATCCTTTTTGAATTCGTGGCTCTGTGCCAACAGAAGACGCAACCCCTGAGCAGGAGTCTCAACATTCATCTCGACCTGGCGGAAATGTCTTCGTAAATGCCCTGCAAATTTAAAGATGAGCACCTTTCGTGTCTCCAGATGGAATGAGTTTGCTTAATGAACGCTGGCCTGTAAGGCTCCCTGCGGCTGAGGTGACCAGCGCAGTCATGATGGAGCACCATATTTTCGTGCAGGAGGATCATGGCGTGGCATGGGTCAGCACCAGGGAAAGGCTGGCGAATGATTACGTCGCCGGGCTCAGCTTCCGACAGTTCCACCCGATGGAAATCATTGGCCTCCATATTTTTGAGATACAGGTTCTCTTCCCGCAGCCACCACCCCTGCGTCCTCTCAAAATCAGGCAGGTCGATACCGCAGAGATGATACGCATCACGAAAAAGGGTGTAGCAATCCATCACTCCATGCTCGAACCGGCGGCCAAGCAAATGCGGTACTGCCCTGAACTTGAGCAACCGGCCATTAGATGCCAGCCACCATGGCAGGTCAGTCAGCACCTGCGCATGACGATCTGCACCTGAGAGGACGGAGATGCTTTCAGGGTGTGAATGGAATACCGCCGTGATGTCACCCTGCTCTTCTGCTGCAAGCCAGTCGTCATCGCTTATACGGAAGTGTCGCGCTGGCTCAGGGTGTGAGTTACTGCATGGGAAGAACACTGAGTCATCAATGATTAGCCCGCACACCTCTTCACCTGATGTCGCGGCATAATCGAGGCACTGCTGAATCAGTTCACCTTCTGTGAGCCTGGGAAGCTGCTTATCGGCATTGGCTCCGGGCGCGGGAATCGAAACCTGCATCCTGTCCTCCTGTGTGAGCATTTATCTTTGGCAGGGTCAGATGTCGGGTTATCCCTTTCGTCTGCAACTGGCGGACCGTCGTATCCACATCCGGTCCCGCGATACTGCCACTGGCATACATCAGCAAGAATGGTTCTTGCCGGGATGATGGCGTTATCGCAATCAATTGGCGTTGCCAGGGTATAGGTGACCTGCTCGGCGGTTTCCTCTGTCATCTCTTCAACGACGTAACGAGAAACCGCCTCCATCGATGGTTCTGCATCGGGGTTACCATTTGGAAAATTGACGGCATCTAGATGCTTAACCGGCACCTGACGGCGAGTAATAACCACCCCGAGCATGTCGTCGAAGTCATGGTTAATGCCGGTTATCAGGCCGGTGATATTTGCAACCGTCATGGTTGGGCGCGCATACGCCCCTTCGTTATTGCTCTGAAACCCTTCAACGGCTATCGGGTATGCAGGATAGATGGCCCCCTTCCATACGACGTCCCCGTAATATCCATTGGTGCCGGAGTGAAAGCGGATTACATCGCCGCCATAGGGCTGAAGGTTTGCCTCGAAAAGGTCAATGAATGCGCCAACGCCCGCGTCAACGCTTTCGATAATCAGTTCCGCTGGTATGTCGCGCACGGAAAACTCCTATTAAAAAAGCCACCCGAAGGTGGCTTATCGTGGTACTTGTTCGAAAGTGGCTGTCAGCTCGTAATATCCGCCCGTTTTGACCGTGCTCCATGATCGACAGACGAATAACTTCTGTATCCCGGTATCTGACGGCGTCCAGTAGAAAGACTCGACGGCCATTCTTGCTTTAAGGAACGCGTCGATAGCTTTTACCGGATTAGCCCGACAGTTGTCGTCTGCACCCCTGAAGACAAGCGAGTACTTATCCATGAGCGGGTTTATACCTTTAACCTGGCGCTGTTCATAACCGTCGCCAAGCTTGACCACCGCTACATTAGGTGTGCGCTCAACGGTGAACGCCTTTTGTGGTGACCAGGTGAATGTCTGCGGCATTATTTCCCCCGGTTTAGCAGACCATTAGGCCGCTGCTGGTCACGAATGGTATTGAGGCTAACTTGTTTCATCATCTGTGCCATCTTCGACATAGTGGCATCATCTATGCCGCCAGTAGTGTTTATTTCGAAGTTGATGTTCTGAACGATGCTGCTCCCGCCGCCCCCGCCCTTCTGCATATCCCGGTTGCTAATCACCCGACCATTGTCACCCGGTATCATGTACTGGCTTCCGTTATTAGCCTGGTAAATCTCGGGCTTACCGCCCTCGCCTACCCGGTACATGGAATTTGCCGACACGGGCCCACCATGCTCACGCGCGCCAGCAACAGCCATTCCTTTTGCTGCAAGCAGGGAGCCAGCATATGCCGTCTGACCGACAGCCGCCGCTGAGCCATAGGTGGCAATAGATGCGCTAATGGCCGCCGGAGCCCATGCTGATGCAGCTGCCGTTGCTTGTGCCATCGTTGAAGCAAGTGATGCCGCCGCCGCAGCCTGGCCCATGATTTGACTTTTTACCCACTGGATGCCCATCTCAACCAGTCCGCCGACCACACTTCCGAGGATGGTAGTGCCTATATTGGCGAAGGCTTCCTGAAGGTTTTGGGTGCCGTTAACAAGCCCGGTTATCGCATTGGTTGCTCCGCCCTGAAGCGAGTCGATAGCAGAAGCGGCGAGCTGGTTGATTTCGCTCTGATTACGGTATATTTCCCACTGAGCATTAATCCTTTGCTGCTCATACTGCATGTCTGTGGCATTTCGTAATTCCATCGCTTGCTGATGAGACAAGAGACTTTGTTGCTCAAATTGTTTGATAAGAGCCAGCTTTTGAGCGTTTTCATTCGCCAATTGCTGCACAGGGTTTACCTGAGCAACAGCCTCTTGCTGAGGAGAAACCACTGCCTGAGCTCTGATTTTTGCCAATGTAGCCTGATGGTTGGCTTCCAGTCGCTCTATAGTCTGGTTGTATTGCTCTTGGGTAATTTTTTTTGCCGCAAGAGCTGTATTCAAATCCTGGACGTCTTGCTTATAGCTGGCGTTCTCTCGCGCTTCTGGAAGCAATTTCTCGGCGGCAGCCTGTGCCTTGATAGCATTGGCCGTATCCCATTTTGTCGCAGCATACTGCCTTGCCTGTTGAATTTGAGCCTGGGTAGCGCCTTTCCCAAGTGAAAGCTCAGCATTTAACATTGCCTGCTCTCTGCTCAATTCACCAGTTGAGTCGGCAGCAAGTTGAGACTGCTGCTTTAGCGCCTCAAGTTTCTGCGCTATCGACTCCGCCTGGCTGGCTGACTGCTTGCCCTCTTTGTTGCTTTGCTTTCTTGCTTCAGTTACCCGGTATGTCTCGGCATACTCGTCCTGTAAAGCCTTCACACGTTTCTGGTCAGTAATACCGGCATCGGAAGCATCGTATTGAGCTTGCAGCCTTGCTCTCGCCTCTCCTTCAAGCTTGGCTAGTGCTAATCTGCGCTCCGAGTTTTTGACAAGCTTTTGGGTTGCTGCATCATCGCCATTGGTTGATGCACTTTTGAAACCTTGGTTATTTTTGGCTTCGTTTGCAGCTTTGGCTCTAATGCTGGCTATTTCCTGCTCTACGCGCTTAAGTTCGAACGCTGCCTGACCGCGCCTTATCTCCCAATCTTTATCCGAAAAGTCATACCACTTCCTGCCTTCTTTAAGCTCATCGTTATATTTTTTCTGCAATTCAATGAGCTTTGGCATCCTGCCAGCGTCGCCTGCATTGTTATTGTAGTAATTAAGGTTGTCGGCGACATTTTGCATCAATCCAGCAAGTGTCGAGGTAAGCCCAATGGCCTGGTTGAGATCACTTATTGCGTTCTTAAAGGCAGCATCAAGACTGTTTTTAGCTCTGTCGACGCTAACTGGCATTTTGTCGAATTCAGCATTCACACTCTCCGACTGTTTCTGAATAGCGTTTAGCGCGTCCTGAGCGGTTAGCTTGCCTTCAAGCATCCGTTGCCTTAACTGACCAATAGAAATACCTAAACCAGCCGCTATCTGCCTTGCTAGCTCCGGCATTTGCTCAAGAATGGAGTTGAACTCTTCAGCGCGAACAACGCCGCCTGCGATTGACTGCCCGAACTGTCGCAGGGCATTAGACATTTCCTCAGCAGACGACCCGCCGATAGTGCCTATCTTTTGGAGCGTGTCAGTCAGGGAAAGAATCTGCGAATTTGTTGCGCCCGTCTCTTTCAGAGCTGAAGTGAGAGTCTCCCAAAGTCGCTCAGTATCTGAGAGGCTATTCCCGGTTTGAGAGGCAATTGCTGACAGTGCCTTCATTGACTCTTTGGCAGCATCAACGCTTGGACTAAGGCGCGCAACCCTGGCTTGCAGGGTATTCATCTGGTCGCCAATTTCGATTAGTCGCCTGGCCGTTTCAATCGTGAACGCGCCAGCAATAGCAAGCCCAACCTTGTTTAATGCCCCCTCAAAACGACCAGCGGATTGAGATGACTTATTAAAACTACCGTCCATCTGGTCAAGGCGCTGGTTAACTTTTTGCTGCGCTGCAATGAGTTGAGCAACATCCATTTCCACTTGGTAGACGATATTGCCTAACTGCTTATCTCCGGCCATTGGTGATCTCCAGAAAACAAAAAACCCGCACTTGGCGGGTTTTGGCTGTGTATAAATCAGATTTTTTGAAGAATCTTCAATTTAAGATATTTAAGCTTTGATGAAAATCCTGAATCAACCTTGTGTTCAGATGATGTGATAATTATATCAGCCATGCTCACATCCCTATCACCCACCGTTGCCGATTCAAGGGACGCCCAAGAGTCAGCATAGATATTGAAGTTACACTGCGTGGTTCCTTTTAATGGCACCCCAAAGGAGTTTTGTGCTTCAAAATCAACAAAAGCCTTTCCTTCACTGAGGCTTAAGTAGCCTTTGGCAACACCTTGGCTTATGGAGTCGTTACCTATCTGCTTTAATTTGGCAGAGATGTGTTCTTTATCAACTTTCTTTATTTCAAATAATAAGTCCAACATTTTATAAGTTGATGGTGACTTCATTTGGCTCTTGGTCAGTGCATCGCAAGCACTAACCATCGCCGCACCCTGCGCGTCCTCTTGGGGCACCAGAATCACCGAACCTACAAAACATGCCAACAGCAGTACAATGCCAATTGCCGCTCCTTTTTTGCTCATGATATTCCTCAATTCATCATCAAATTTATCTTTTATCGTAACAGCGAAAGAGCATTATCTACAGATTGAGTATTTCTGAAGAATCTTCATGGAGCATTCAGCGGAACTATGACAGCTGACCCGACTTTCTTCCCTTCTGCCGCCCCTCTGTGATTGTGCCATGGTCGACTAAAAGCGAGTCTATTAGGGCTGTTTTCATTAATAACCACAAAAGGGATTTTGGCTCTTTTGAAGGTAGATGCGGCAGCCTTGATAGCAGCCGACGCTGTTGGGTATACCTTGTCTTTCTGCTGGATGTTACCGCTTTGCCTATAGATGATGACAAGATGGGGCTTTTCTTCTTCAAGCAAGGAGCTTTCAGCCAGTTTATCTAAAAAAAGCACACTCTTATCGTCATCATCATTTGCGGCCTTTTCTTTTGATGAAACGTTAGCAAATCCGACGATAGCTATTACTACCATCGCGACTAGGCCAAAAAGCATTCCGGCGTCCACACTCATCCCCTACCCATAGCTTTTCGCGATCTTATCAAAAAGCGATCACATATCAACCAATGAGAGGGAAACTTGCGGGGGATTGCATACAAAAAACCCGCCGGGGCGGGTTTATGTGATGGCGTTTAGGAAATCGAAAACCTATGCTACATCAGCACCGTGAATCAGGTGGCGCAGCGCTTTTACGCCCTCAGCGTTGTAACGGAACGCTTCGACCTGCTTACTGCTATATGCTGACTTATCCATAACAAAAATCCCGTACTGCTCCGTCTTCAAATTATTGGCGTTAGCTACCCGTCCAATCTTCTGTCCGGTAACCCCAAGCATTTTTGCCACTTCACCCGCTGTGTGGTAATGCTCCTCAACCTCCGGTAGCGGCAGGAGCTCTATACCAGCAGCATCGTTAACCGCTCGCGCCATTGCAGTCTGTTTTGCGATATCGCTTAGCTTTGGCATATAAGACAGAGCTAGGCTGATAGCTTCAACCTCCATCTTGATAGCACGAGCACGGCGGTACTCAGGCAAATGTGAAGTCGATTTAGTCGGTAGTGCCTCACCAGTTTCCAGTTCTCGCCAGCGCTTAGCCACCTTGTGCCGCAGCGGTATGCTGTAGCCTGTCATCAGGGTAAGCGTCAGATCTTGGTCAAGCCAGAACTCCTGATAGGTTCGCCCCCGGCCATCTTGGTAATCGGCCGAAAAGTCGGCCGATTGAAGATTGAGCGCCTCGAACATTTTCCGGCAGTCTTCGAGAACGTGCTTATGATGCTTGCCGGTCAATTTCGCAATCTCGCGGCTCGACATTTTGGTGACAGCAGATCTTTGGTTTGCTAAAGTTAACTTAGTCATTTAGACGTTCCTACACGTTATTAGACTTCAGTAAACCGCCAGCAGCCACTGGCGGTTTTTCTTTTTAGGGCATCACCTAATCCTTGCTTCCTCTCCTGGCAGTAGCTGCCCGTCAGCATCCTTTCTGACATAGCTCATGAAAATATGCCCGTCTTTAAAGCGGTCATGTAGGCGACCAGCCAAAGGAGATTCAATAGCTCTCAATGCTGGCTCGATTTGGGTGCGCCATGCTTTATACATCACCTCATAGTGCTCAGCTAAAGCCTCAACGTTATAGGCATTACGCTCTCTTTGGCTTGGTTTACACGGCGCTGGTGCGTTTGCTGTAACTTCGCGATCTAAGATATCCAGAACCCAACGGCGGAACTCTTTGGCTAATGGTGTCGTTGCGAACATCGCTATAAGATGGCAGCCACGAAGAGAGAACACGCGAACATTTTTCTCACGTAAGTTATTGTTTATCCCGTTGGTCTTCATTTTGATGACCATTGACATCGCATTTGTGAACTCATCAGAGTTGCGAGAATATATGGTTGAAACGCTCTTTGAAGACGCATAGCCAAGAGCGTTAGCAATGTCAGAAGATGTTAACCATATGCCATCAAGATTTGCGACTGGTTGCAGTGTAATTCCATGGAAGTTCAAATCAGATGTGGCTACAATGTTCATGTCGATATTTCCTTCGCTGGATTTTTTCGATAAGGAGCCCCGGCTATCGCAAGTAGTTGGGGCTTCCTCGTTTCTATGCTTGAGCATTTTTTTCACCAATTAGTCCGTAAGCCTTTCTCAACTGATAAATCACCTCCGTATTAAAGTGGCGGCACTCCTCCTCCCCGTTGCGCTCTATTGCTTTACGCACATCATTAGGAAAGCGAACTTTTCTCTGGTACATCTCTTTTGCTTTTTCCATAACATCTCCAATCAATGCCTCACGGTGGGGCATGAATTAAGTGTCACACCGTGCGTCATTGCTGTCAACCCCACCGTGGGGCATAATTCACTTATTGTGAATTTTTGCAGGCGACACTCATCCAATGAGCAGAGAAGATCCGCAGTTACGCATCAGGCTTCCCATTGAACTTAAAGAGAAAATTGAAGAGATTGCCAAGGCTAATAATCGTTCAATGAATGCTGAGATTGTACAAAGACTAGCTAGTAGTTTTCTGGCTGAAGTCTCAGATGATGAGGTTCTATCTGTTGAAGAAGCTATACAAATTGTCAGCAAGGCTCGGGATGAACTATCAGCGATCATTTTCAAGAGGACTTTCTCCGAGATAAATAAAAAGGTCAGAATTGGACACACCACCTTTCATATCCACTTAGATGATTTGGAGCTTGATGGGCTTAGTGATGAAGATTTTGATGCCGTATTCCAAAAAACCTTTTTACGCCTTAAAGAGCTTGGTTATGAGATTTGGGATAAGACATGGGATGTGACAGGATTTACCGCTGAAATCCCTGAGAAAAAGCCCACCTGAGTGGGCTGATTATTACTTAGTCTCGGAAACCTTAGTTGTTTTCCATGTATCAATTTGAAGCAAGACAGCGCCATCTCCATCATCATTCCATACCGCAGACCTTAGCCCCCAAAAGCGATGGAAAACAGTAGTACCATTCGCATTTTTAACTGCTTTGTTATCTCCTACACCAGTGTAAAGCACCACTGCGTCGCCTTTTTTAACATCCTTACCCACGAACCAATGAGAATGCCTAGCCTTATTGGAAATATAGCCATCTTCCGTATAAGTGGAATCTGCAATGAGGTAGTGGTTTAAGTTGCAGTCTTCTAAGACATCTAGAATGACATATTCTTCACTAGCTTTTCCGTGGCCGTGGATACTCCGTATCTTCATTTTCATCAGTTTTCCCTCAGCTTGTTGATATCGGATAAATCCTAACCAGGAAATGTTAAGCTGTGAAGATGCAGACAATGAAAAATATAAGCACTGATCATCTATCAGGATGGCTTGGAGTAAAATAAAAAACCCACCGAAAGGTGGGTTTAAAGTCTAATTGCTGGCTCTGGAGGGCGGAACGTCATCCATTATTAGATTAAATTGTCCTCTCGCAACAGCACCATTCTCACGAACTTCAAGATAGCTAATTCTAAGCAGTTCATGTGTCAGTACGGCCCCAGCCAAGCGCTCTAACTCCTCTGGCCTAGTCATTTCTTCAAGCACTTTTAGGTTAAATGTCTCTCCATTACTTTCGCGCTGAACTGAAACATTGTATTCATCGCTAGTGCCAGAGCGGAGGATTCCTAGCACATAGAAATTATCAAACCTTTCCATGCTTTCGCGGTTTTTCGACTGTCTGTTTTTGAAATCAAGCAACTGCGCACCAGTGTACACCGAGCCACCGACCACAGCAGAATCAGCATCACCTGCTACTGACTTCAAAACAGCTGATTTAGCTGTGTCTGACAACTTTTCAATTTCTCTGCTTGCGGGTGTCTCGCCAGAGGCCTTTAGCTCAGCAGCGATTTGAAAAGCATCCTTCATTCCAGAAACCACAGTCTGAATGTCGTCACTCTTGGCTTCAAGATCATCCTTCTTGCCTGCTCGTCGTTGATGGAGGAAGTAACAGCCCCCAATTGTTAACGCCGCAATCAACGCAAGAAGCACCGTCATTTTTTCTGCGCCGCTCATATTTTCCATCGTTTGCTGTAGGAAGGTTATGGCCCGATTTGCTGTATCTGACCAATCTGTTGTGGATTCTGTAGAGCCTTCTTCTACCTTGAAAACCACATCCAAAGCTTCACGATCTTCATTTGTTAACTGATTCAGCTTAGTGTTGCCGTACTTTGCCATAGCATATGCGCGTTGAAAAGCCTCATTCATTGAGGCCATTCCAGCGATCATCGAAGCTGTCAGGCTTGAGTGGAATCTATCTCCTTTGACATTTATATAAAGGATAGGCCACCCGTCAAAGCGTATGTCTAGCTTTTCAAAATCAAAATCTTCTTTGCTGATGAAGTCTTGCGTAAATGCCCAAAATTCCTGTGCATTGGTAATGCTTATTTTCTGCTCTTCCATAGCTGTCTCAGTCTAGTGATTTATCATCAATCTAAACCGAGCTTGCTCGGTGGTAAATGCTGTTTATTTATACAATAATATTTATGTTTAAGATTTCATCCGCCTGGCCTTCCTGGCAAGATAATCATCTGCTACTTGATCGTACTCTTCTCGAGTAAAGCCTTTCTGCTCAGGGTATTTGGTTGCCAGCAGCATCTGAAACTTGGTCATCGTCAGATTCCCTGCTTCCTGCTCTGTCATGCCGAAATGAGCCTGTGCGGCCACGATGTAATCAACGGCGCGGAACTCGGTGCTGGTCTCTCCGCTTTCATGCCGCTGGAGCTTTCGCACTTTCGCCTTGCCGATAACGCCATGTGTTATCAGCGACTGCGCAATCAGAAGCATGTCAGATTCAGGCAGCGCGCCTTTGCGAATCTTGAATGTGCGTCCGTTGCCTTTAGAGGGATGGAATACGCCGGTCAACGGGCCAGCGTCCTTTTCACAACAGGCGTTCAGAACAACCACTGACGCGAGAAAAGCCTTGCGCCCGTAACTGGTAGTCTTGATGTGGCTGATGAGCCATTGCGGAACGTATCCGTAAGCATCAACGGCTCGATTCACCAGACTGGTTACTTCATCGTTGTGCAAGTCGTAAAACACCTGCACGATCTCCTCTGGCTCACCAATGCGTGACATGTTCACAAATGAAGGCCGGAAGAAGTAATCCTCACCATCAACGCTGATGAGGCACTCACCAATCTCTTTAAGCGGGGTCATGTTGTCTCCATAATCATTATCAAGGGCGACCGTAACCGCCCTTTGGAATGGTTACGAAGCGGTGACGGTCACTGCGCAAGTTGCCGTGAAGTTGCCATCGTTGGATTTGAAGGTAATCGTCGAAGTGCCGGCAGCAACACCAGTTACCAGGCCAGTGCTGCTCACCGTTGCTTTGGTGGCATCGGACGTCGTCCACGTGCCCGATTTGTCGGTTGCATCAGATGGCAGGATAGTACCTGTCAACTGTCGCGTCGCACCAACAGCCAGGGATGCCGTTGCAGGAGTTACCGTTACCCCTGTGACCGCGACTGTATCGTCGGTGTCGATTACCTGAATAGTGTCTGCCGCCGCCACTTTGAACTCGGTAGAGAATGTGATGATGTCGTTTGTTCCACCGTCAGAACTCAATGCGTTGATCAGCATGTAACCGATGAAGGTCACCGGCCCGAATTCCATACGCACCCACAAAGTTGGCTGGCGGGCTGCCTGAATCTCAGTATTGAAATATTTAATCAGGCGACCGACTCCGTATTGGTCGAGTTTGTCATTGCGGCGAACCTCACCTTCGAAAGAGATAGTGAAATCGGCATTAGTCACGATATTTTCGACATAGCCTTTGGTGTCATCAGCATCAGACGTCACGCTGTTAGGCGAGAAGTCGAAGCCTTTACTGGTGCCAGCCGCCAGGGCTTTCCATTCTGATTCCTGCGGGAGGGTATCGGCGCAGCCATCAGCTACTTCGAGCACAATGGCGCGGCCAAACAACTTTGTGTTGTCCGTAGGGCAATTTGCTGCCATGGGTAATTCCTCTTTGATGTTTCGGCTTACTCGCCGTATTTGATTGCAAACTGAAGCCGATAGACGAGGCGACCTTCAGCTGTTAGGACTGGAGCGGGGATACCGCCGAAATTTTCGATATAGCCAATACAGTTGCTTGGCAGAGGGTCTGATTGGACGTGCTGGATAATTTGCTGCACCGAAGTGTCTAAATACCCATTACCTCCTTTTGCGCCGATAACATCGACTAACACGTAATATTCGGCGCCTAGTTCATTGCGTATGGAAGAGCCGCCGTTAGGACGGAATACCATAAAACGCTCGGACATGTTTCCGGTGTCATTCCACATAAGGAGCTGGGTTGTAAAGCCAGCGGTAAGCCCTGCATCTACAAAATAATCACGCAGCCGGGTATGCATCGGAGGGTTCATAGCGACAACTCCTGTTTCATAACCCGGTCGATTTGCTCGCGGGTATCCTCAAACCCTTTTGTAAGGAACTCCTTCCTTGCAGTTGCACGGCGGAATTTCTGTGGGATGTTGGGATCGTGAACATAGACCGCATAGTTGGCTGAATACCCAACGCGACCAGTCAGGCGAGTGCCGTTCACATCCACTTCCTGATATTGACTGTTGATCAGCGTGGAGGTGTCACCGATAGGCGTATAAACGGATGCCTGCGATGAACCAATAATGAGCGCACTCTTTATCGCTCTTACGGCTTTCCTTCCCTGAACATCAGCAATGAGTTTTTCAAGGTCGGCTTTGGCCTGGCTTATACCTCTGATTTTACCAGCCATGTTCAGACTCCAGTAATTATCGCGTAGTCATCCGTGAGGCGGTCGAACGTGTCTTCATACCTTATGGACTGGAGTATTTCATCAGCCCCAGCCTGAACAGGGTCTGCTTCGGTAGACACGCCAATCAAGATGTAATCCCCCATATCCGCATCGGAGAATTCCGTCCAGAAGGTGTTTTTGATTACTCGCTCTGAACCAATATCGCCGAGCCGCTTGCTCAAGCCACCCTCATATCCGCAATCGATCACCATCGGAGCTGCGAAACCCAACGGGTCACCATAGTCATTCTGGCCTTCCAGTCGCTTCCAGAACGTCGCTTTGCCGGTGTATGACCAGCGGGCCAACTCTGACATTCTTATTCCCTCCAGCGCAGCACCTTCGCACCACTCTCCCGGATGCGCGGGCAGTTGATAAACCACTCGCCATCCGATTTAACGTATCCTGTTGTCTGCCGCCCGGTGTCGGTAAGTACCCATACGCGATCGAATGACCTCGGCAGACGATTTTTAACGGATATCCACGTCATTAGCGCTTACCGTTACACATGCATCCACCTTTCCCTATCCAGATGCCTGCAAAAGCCTTATTACTGGGGTCTGGGGGAATCAGCGAGGTTGCACAGCCATACTTATCAAGCCCTCGCAGTAAGGACAGAGAGCCTGACCACCGATCCGCAAACGACTGATATCGAAACGACCTTGAGGCACCTGACGGGGCTGTCTGAGAGCTGATATAGCGATCGCCCTGCCCCAGCCCCATCAGTCCTAACAAATACATCTGAATTAGTAGCGCTGTCGCAGGTGGGTAATGAGCATCAAGGCATTCCTGAATGCTGTTCACCTGCTCAATCAGCGCGTCAAGAATAAAGTCGGGCAACGTGATGCCGACCGACGATAGGTATTCCTTCGCCTGTGCTGTGGTTATCATGCTGACCTCAGATATAGCCCTCCGCAGAGGGCATAAAAAAACCGCCATCGCGGCGGCTGTTACTCAGCAGGGAAAAGCTTATCCAGCTCGCCCTCTGGCAGAAGGTCTGCGAGCTTGTCGACACCCATATTGCCTTTGTACTCAATGCCCAGATCATCAAGGCGCTTGGTTATAGCCTGCTTGCGGGCCTGCTTATCGGTGGATGCATCAGGGGTTGCCGGAGTCAGCTCTGCTGATGCCTTACCGGAAAGCTTACGGACATGCGATTTCAACGAGGGATGCAGCTTTTCCAGCTCAACCACATCACCCAATGAAACGCCGTGCCACGGGCGGGTTACTTCGTATTTATCAGCCATGATTTATTCCTTATGCCATATTAGCGCCGTAAACCACACCAGACAGGCCTTCGCCGTCCTTTTTAATCTGCAAACCTTCAGCAGACATGATCTGGAAGTTGTAGTTGCTCTGCGGCATCAGACGAGGAAGCGGAACAACACCAACAGCCATACCAACCAGTGGTGAAATAACATCCTGACGACGCTGATAGCCGAAGAACTCATTGCCGCTAAGCGCGAAGGTTGGGCGGATTTCTTTGGCCGGGATGAATCGAGAGATGGCATCAGCCACAGTACCGCTTACCAGCGCGTTGTTGCCGGAGTTAACGTTGATGAGATAAGGCTTGGACATATTTGCCCAAATCTCAGCACTCACCCACAGAACATCATAGGCAGCAACTTTGTTACGACGAGCAGTCAGGCCAAAAGCACCAGTCGGGCCGAAGAATGCCAGCATGTCAGCAGGTGAGGCCGTGGTCAGGTCGATGTTTGCACCGCCCGCGCCGCTACCAAGGTTAATCTTGGCGGTGTTGCGGTGGTTACGGATGCCCTGACCTTTGTAGCCATCAACAGAAATGCTGTCATCACCATTCAGGTAATACGCGACGCGCTTTTTGTGGAACTTGCGCATCTTGGCCGCCTGCGAGTCCAGCGCCAGGTCAATACCAACAGTGCTCAGGCCTGCAGCGTGACGCCAGTTAACGCCATAACCTGCGGTGAACACCGGAATAGGGTCGCCATCGCCGCCGTATTCGGTGTGGTCGAAGGAATATGGTGCCTGACCATCGATGCTGATTGATACGTCATCAGCAATATCACCGGAAACGGTGTAGAGCTTCGCGGTTTTGCCGATAGGCAGTACGGTCTGGACAGCCAGAAGATCGTTGATAATTTCCATGCCGTCTTCCTGATCGCGCATCTGGATGATCTGGCGATCAATCTCAGCCCAGAATTCGCGGGTAAAACCGCCAACAGCGTTAGCCGCCAGCATTTCTGCGGTCATGCTTGGTCGGTAGGCATTAACCATCATGTCATGCTGTTGATTGAAGATGTTGCGGTTAGCCCACAGCTCGTTCCAGTGTCCGCGCAGTCGGCTGTTAGCAGCCAGTGTTTCAGCGGTAAAATACATTCTTATTCTCCTGATTAAGCGCCAGCTGCTGCGGCAACGGTGCCTACGCGAGCGCGTACGCGGATTAAATCGGTAGTACTGGCGGCGATGGTGGCGTCATCCTGGCTGTAGCCAATCACTGAGTCAGTGTCGGCGCTCGCTTTGGTGAACTGACCATTAGTGCCAAGCTTGATCGGGTCATCTTTTGCGTAGGTGCCAGCAGCACACCGTAGCGCCAGTTCGCGACCCTCCTCCAGATAGTTGCCGACGGCAGAATCACCGGCAGGGATTGGCTCATTAACGGTCAGGCCCTGGTGATAACCGGTTTCAACGATGTAGAGACGACCAGTCAGAGCAGTTGCTTGTGCAAACTCGTTGTCGCCATTAATGACTACTGCAGTTCCCGGCAGGGTATCAGCAGCGACCACTCGGGTTTCGGTCTTGTACAGCGACTGACCGTCAATATTGATTCGACGATAACGTGCCATTACGCAGCACCTCCAAAGTAGGTTTTGTAATCAGGCGCGCCGGTTTCTGCCTGGTTCTGTGCAGAGTTGGTACCCAGCGGAGCGGCTTCGCCCAGAGATTTGAACATTGCGTCGAGGGCTTCGCCTGACAGGGCATTGGCAACGACTTCGCCATGCTTAGCAGCTACAGCGGCGCGCTTGGTCTGTTCTTCAGCGCGAGAGTTGGCGGTCAAGGTTTCTGTCAGCTTTTCCTGGTTGGCCTGTAGCGCTTCAACCTTCTCGGAAAGCGGCTTAATTGCCTTCTCCGTATTGGTAGCCACAGCCTCACCAATCATGCTGCCGATTTGTTCCAGTTCTTCTTTGGTTAAAGGCATGTCGCCCTCCGTTTTGTGGTTTGTTGCAGGAGCGTCCTGCGGTGTGAAAAGAGATTTGAATTTGTTGGCTACAATTGCGACCCATGACTCCTGGCGCGCCACTTTGGTGCCGGTGTCGTCGAAGGTGATCTGCCCACCATCACTGGTATACCCGTACACCTGTGCATCACCGCCGTTACGGATGACAATCGCCTGTGAATCGGTAAAGTCAGCAATCCATGCGTAATCGTCAGGCCCGGTCGCAAATTTGTCGCGGGCAGCTTTCTCAAGGCGGCGTTCACGTTCGCGGTAGGACTCGCCTACCAGTGCGCCAGAGTTGGTTTTGATGGACTTTGCCTGGTCAGCGTTAACCATCAGGCCAACGCCCTGCTCTGGCTGTGCCGCACCGACTTCATGAAGGAGGATGGCGTCATGGTCCATTGCGTTGATTTTGGCAACCCATTCAATGCCCTGAGCCTTCTGTTGCTCGCTTGCCTCAAGCTGGTCGAGAAATACTGCAACGCTGGTATGAATGGGTGGTACATCATCGCCGCGCTCAATCGCTGCAACGCGCTCCAGAAGTTCACGCCCACCCTCACTCTGATTGGCAACCTGAACATCAACCCATTTCTCCGCATAAACCCGATTGCCGGATTTCTTCACGTTGCGGTTCCATGCGCCGATGTGGCCTACGTTGATTCCCTCAGGCGAGAAAGCTGATACAAACTGGCCGTTGACCGTTGGGTGGCCCAATGGTGCCAGAGTGCCTTCCAGCCCCTGATAGTGAGCGTCGATTTCAGATGCGGGATAAAGCCCGCCATTCATTACTACGTTTGCCGGCAGCGTATAGCTGGGCAGAACCAGATGTTCGCGCCCGTTATACGTTTCACGGCGAATAGACTGGCTGTTCACCTTTGTGGTGACGTTAACCTGCATTGTCATGGGTGATTACTCTTGTCTATGCCGCGTGTTTGCAGCAGTGATGTGATTTATTCGCAGCCATGCGCTTGCCCCATGTCTGGGCAAACTCTTTTTTGGCAATATCGATAACGCTGGAGTTAAGCGGCACGCCCTTCTCATCAACCAGAACCGTGACCTGTGTGCATTTGCAGTTAATCGCGTTGCCGTTGATGCTGTACCACTCCCTGACCTCATCCGAGGTGTAGAGGTGTCCGTGCCTGAGAGCGTGTGTGCGTCGCGTTGTGGGGCTTAACGCAGACATATGAAGCAATAAGACGTTAAGGCCTAAATCGTCTTTTGCCTGGTCATGTTCGTCCCAACGCGCACGCCGGAGTGCGGTAGTAATTTCCGTGCGTGCGATGCGGTTGGCTCTGCTGCGCTCGATATCTGTCTGCGCGGTTATATTTCTGGCTATTTCACGAGGATTGAGTCCGCGGCCGATACCGTCAGTTAGCACGCGAGACAAATTGGCTTTAACCTGATTACTCAGGCCTTTCATCTCTTCAAACTCGCGCGCCCTAACCATTATCAGACGGGACTGATAAGCGTCACTTAGCAGGATGCTCTCAATGCTTTCCCTGTCGGCGGCGTATGCCGGGGATTGCTGCGACAGATTGCTAAACTCCTGCGCCGTTCCTCGCTGATAAGCCGTAGACACGTAGTCCTGCCAGAACCACAAATTTAACTCCCCACCCTGCAACAAAATGTCATCGACGAGCGATTCACCGTTTTGAAGCAGCATGGAAAGAAGTGTCTGGTCAAGGCGGAAGGTGTAGCGCTGGTTTACTGCTGGCTCTGAAGGTATGCGGTTAAGTAGCTCTATGTACCCCTTGCCGATTTTACGTAGCCGTTTGCTGAAATCGCGCATTGCGCCGCGCTCCAGCCTGTCTACACCAGTCGGGTCCTGCTTATTGGCTGGTAATATCGCTGGTTTCGCTGGCTTGTTCGCTTTCTTGGTCATCTTCATCCTCAGTCAGCGGTTCGCCAAGCGGCTCGTATCCTGCAGCAACGCGGATTTCGTTAGCAGTAAATACCTGCTCTCCGGTTGCCAGCGTCTTCTGGTTGATGTCACTCATTTTGCTGGCGCTATCCAGCTTGTCGGCTGATGACTGTTCATTCAGGTCATCCCAGATAATACTGAACTTCGCTACCGGTTTGAGGATTTGCAGGTCTATCAGCTTGTCCACCATGTCCTCAATATCGAATGACAGTTCTGCTCGCCGAGACTGACAACGAGCGTTGAAGTAAATCTGGTCTTCCGTGCTGGCGCGCTCGCCTGACTGGTTACCGACGAGAATACGTGAGGGAATATCAACCGATGCCGCAAAGGTCTTCAGGTTTACGTCGTAAGTAGGTGAAGGGTCGGCAACCGAAGTTACCAGAGGCGTAACAGATGCGCCTTGAGTGGTCAGAAGCACATCATTGCCGCTGTTAACTTCAACGGCAGCCTCATTGAACTTCTCCTGCAGCTCTGTGACGCTGACACCATAAAGCGACGCGAGGTTGCTGAAGTTAATCTCTTTATCGAAATTGACGTTCAGTTGGCGTGCTGCGTTCTTCAGGAAAGATTCCCCACTACCTCCCTCTACCTTTTCGAGGCTTACGGCTGCGTTGTAGCCAGGCTCCAGAAATCCGATCTCATCATCGGACATATCACCGATAATCAGGATTCGGTCAGGGTGGATATCGCGCTGAACTCTACTCCCGTCAGGCTGCACTTCTGTGTACTGCCATTTAGTGACATTGCCGTTGTTATCACGACTGGCAACCTTCAGTGCGCTGGCCCATGCTGGAGTAATCTTTTGCAGCGCCCTGCCTTTTACTACCGGCTCATCCCAGCGTTTGTTATCTTTGATGTGCAGAAGGATGCCCGCCCATCGACCAACCAGTCGGCGCGTATCGGCTTTAGTGAATGAGCGCCAGAAGCGGTGCGTAAATACCTGCTCTTTGCTGGACTTCTCCCACGTCGATTCCTGGCGTGATTCATCATCCGGATCACCCTCAATGACTTCAGGGTTATTTTTCCAGCAGTTGGATACCAGTTTATTTACCGCACCGTTAGCGATGCCGCCGCGACGATAAAGCTTATAGAGATCATGGAAGTCCAAATCTTCCTTGAAGCCATATTCGCACCACGCCGTGCTGCGTTTTGCATCCAGACCCATAGACGGGTTAGCCATCATCATGCGGGCGCGCGCAAGCCTGGCATCGTTCAACGCATGGTTGACGGCCAGTGTTAATTTGTCAGTCATGGTTTGTCCGTTGGTGGATTTATGGCAACAAAAAAGGCCGCCGGGGCGACCTGTTTTAGTTAATAAAGAGTATCGAAACACTCAATGAATTCAGGTGTATACCTACGATATGGGCCGGAGTCGACATGGATATTTGCCTTCTCCTGCATATAGTCAGGAAATGCTTTCCAATGTTCTATGTCGGCTTTTAGCCGTTCAAGCCAATCTTCATTTGGCACAATAACAGAATGACAATCAAATATACTTAGTTTAGGCTCGTGGAGTCTCCACTCACGCTCCCAAGTAAAATTAACCCCATTAGGCTTTCTGGTATCAATATCCTGCGGATTATATGTGACATGTCTCCAATGAATAGATTTGTCTAAAAGCTTTGATTCTTCTTTAGTTTGATATATGACATGTCGCCCTCCGAGATCAAAAATATCATCCTTCAAAAAACAGAAACCAAAAGGCTGATATCTAGACTCTTGATGCCTCATAATTTCTGCTGGCGATTCAGTAAAGCACACGCTTTTAATTTTCTTAAAGGTGTCTAACCCCGACGCCCTCAAGTAACCATCATCGAAAATGGCTTCCATTATTGCATAAGCCTTTTCGTAAGCTTCATCAGTAGTATTGCAGTACTCTGCCGGCTTAATCCAATGGTAAAGATATTGCGAGTAATCATTTCGTAAATGCATAGAAACCTCCATGGTTCATCTATGTATTTATCGGCAAAGGCAGCCTTTTATTTACGAATACCTTGCAAGCGCTTAGGAATCATCATCCCCACTGGTTGCGAACCACTCAGCTCTGTCATCGCCCATACCAGCGCATCGAGGCGGTCGGGTGATTTTTTGGAGGTGGTTGGCACGTATTCCATCTGCTGGTTTTCCAGTTGATAGAGATTGCCACGATGGGCTACGCGACCCTGTGCATACAGAGCGGATATTGGCTCGGCTCGCGCGAATTTACCCTTGCTCGCATGGACACGGATAATGCGGTCTTTGAACCCGGCATTGCGGAGCGTGTCCTCTGCCATGTCGCCGCCCTGGTTGGTTTCAATCACGATCGCATCGGCGTCATGCTGTTTGTAAGCATCCATAGCCCGCGTTGCCCAACCGTTAGGGGAATATTTGCCGCTGTAGTCACCATCGGCTGAATACTGTCGCTTATCTCCCGCGCCGTATGAGCTTGCAGCCACAATTCCCGTTTCATCGCTCTCTTCGCTGTTGGTGGCTTGCGGGTCGATAGCGATAACCGTTCTGGATAGCTGCTCGGTGATGTTCAGGGCGCGTGCTGCTGCAATCATCTGCTCTGTCCACAGCGCGCCTTCTGCGTTGAACCTGCGAGGGTTCTGCATGTACTGCGCTTCTGCCGTCCGGCGATGAGAAAACAGCGCTGTGCGGTGGCTCTCGTTGTGTTTGAACGGCCAGAGCCAACCATCAGGCAAGCCGTGCTCAATCGGTATGGCGTGACTGTTGTCCGGGTACTGCTCCTGATAGGAGCGGCTTTTGTCGATGATTACCGGAAGATTCAGGTGGTGCCACATCTCACCACTACCACCTCGCAGCAGATAGCCGCTCAGGTCGTGATAGTGGATGCGCTGCATGATGACTATCATCGGCGTGGTCTCGATAGCCAGGCGCGATTTAATCGTCTCATTGAATCGGCTGTTTACGCCATCACGAACCGTTTCGGAATAGGCGTCATCAGGCTTAACGGGGTCATCGATAATTAGAGCGCCCTGCCAGCCTGGCTCCATATGTCCGGCACGGAAGCCCGTTACCTGTCCTGCTGACGATGAGGCATAAACACCGCCGCCATACTCCGTCCACCACATTGCCTTACTGTCAGCATCGTCGCGCAGCTCCATCGGCCACATCGCCTGGTAGGCTTGCGACTTAATCATGCTGCGAGCGGTAGAAGAGTTCAGCAGTGCAAGGTTGTGCGAGTAGGACAGGTGCATAAAACGGGCGCGCTTATTCAGCGCCAGACCACGAACCATCATGTTGATGGTAGCCAGTTCTGTTTTCGTGTAGCCAGGCGGAACGTTGATGATTAGCCGATTAATCTCGCCGTCTATCACTCTGTCCAGCGTTTGCTGAATAACCTTGTGATGAGGTGCCACTATCATCTTGCCGCCAGTACGCTGCTTGAAGAAGTAGCGGGCAAAGTATAGCCCGTCCTCTTCGCACTCTATCCGGCGCGCATAGTTCTTTTGCTCAGCAGTCGTCATCCTCCAACATCTCCCGCCGGGCAGCTTTGTATTCATCTTTCGTTAGTGCGGCCACTTCAATCGGGCCGCCGTTCTTACCGGTATGCTCGTGAGCGGCCTGCTCTTTGAAAGCCATCACGCTAATGTGTTTGCCGAGAAGCTCGAGGTTCTTAACCTTGTCTGGCCACTTAATCTTCTTCAGTAAGGCAGCACTATCCGCGGCAGCCATCTCGATGACGTCAATTCCAGAAAGTGTTGTGCGCCATACCTTCGGCCAGTCCTTAATCGGCTTGATTTCCCCGTTAGCCAGGAGGATGTCAGCGACGTCCATCTGGTCGATATCAAACAAGCGTTTCAGCACATAATCAGCATCAACCTCTACCCGATCATTGCGCTCTGCTTTAAGTTCGGAGATTCTGGACTGGATGTTAAGTTTCGCTAAGTTTTGCGAGCCTTGTTCATTGGCGGTCTTTTCGCTGTACCCCGCCCGAATAGCCGCTTGCGTAGCGTTCAAATCGATGAGGTACTCGCGACAGAACATTTCTTGTTTGTCGGTGAGTGCCATATATCTACCTAAGGAGATTCAATGAGTGAGTTAACTTTTAGTGGATTATCTGGGCTGCTTTCCAAGCATGGCGACGACTTGCTTTACCAAACCGATTTGATTTTAAAAGGGGTTTGCGATTACTGGGATAAGTCGCGCACAAAGCATTCTCTAATTACTTTCAAATATGAAAATGAAAATCTTGAGATAACAATCCCTCATTGCAAGTTTTCATGCTTTAGCGAAACGAAAATCATTTTTAATGAAGGCAAAACCCTAAGCCAAGTGACGTTCTTCGTCGAAAAGAATGGAAAACAGCTACCTTTCCATAATCTTTACGTCAATGAAGACGCAATTGTTAACTATGAGTCACCCGGCAGATTGCCTGATGTTAACTGGGCGCATGCCAGGAATGTCGAGGAACATTTCATGAACGAACTTATTCAAGCTGCGTCAAAGGCTAAGCTAATTTGAAGTCCATCATCAGGCGCACTCGCAAATGCGCCTTGTGATGTTTAGTGGTTCACTATGTTTTGAGACCGCTTCTATATACCGGCTTGCCTATCTGTACATCAGGTCGCTCACCGTACAATTATTCCCGGACTATTCCTATAAAAGATGCCTGCCGCTTGTTAAACTGAATATATCGGCCAGGATTATTTCCATCTTGTTGGTGGAGTGGCTCCTACAAACAAGGTCTGTGAGTCACAGGGATGAAGACCATACAGACAGGAATGTCTTGCGAGAAAAAGCATCAGGGAAAACAAGTCAACGCTGCGTTAATAATTATAAAAAGAGAAAATATCTATCCTGTCGTCGCCCCAGCCATGGGGCTTTTTTTTTTATCTCAAACACTGCTCCCGAACATACGCCTGCAATCCGCTCAACTGCCTGGTCACGGTCTCGATCCGCTCCCTGAGGGTGAAATAATCCCGTTCAGCGGAGTCAGTAAGTCCGGGGCTGGCTGCATCATCCAGGCTGGCGGTGCCGGAGGCGGATTGCTTCGTACAGGTCGCGTGGAGCTGCAACCGACGCTTGCCAGAAGCAACGTCATCATGCAGCTGATCGATAGTCGCCTGAGCATCTGCAAGCTCCTGTGTGTATTTTGCATCGAGCGCGGCGACATCGCGCTGGCGAGTCTTCATGTCTTTGATAGTATCTTTAGCCAGATTTAATTCACGATTAACTTTGGTTAAAGATGCCTGCGCTTCTGTGAGCGCCGACCGGTAATGATTGGCGATGACAATAGCGATTGACAGCAGCAGGCCCATTGCGGCGAAGAGGATGAGCTTCCCGTTAAAGGTCATTTTCGCTTTCCGCCAGGCACATAGAGCGCATCCCTGATGCTAAAAAATCACCATGCGTCCTTTCAAGGAAAGACCTATAGGCCATCTCAGCATCAGCCTTGCATTCAAACGTTCCGAGGTGAATTTCTTTTTTGTTCACCTTGATTCTGGCGCGCCATTTTTTACTTTGCGCATGCCAGCTAACACCTTTGCATCCGCTTGTATTTGTAGACGACAAGCCTTTATTTATCTCGTTTTGAGAACGTGTGCATTCCCGCAAATTTTCAATCCTATTGTCTTGCTTATCGCCGTTGATGTGGTCAATTTCACCTTTTGGTAGACGACCGTGGGTAAATAACCAAACCATTCTGTGCTCGAGATAATGCACTCCGTTAAGTTTGATATATCTATACCCGTTAGCCTCATTCAAAGTCCCAGCGATTCTCCCTGGCTTCACCCAGCCTTTTGCGACTTTCCATATGAATCGGCCGATATCATTGCGGAAATGAAAGCTATCTTTTAGTTGATCCTGAGATATTTTCATGCGTATTACCTTTAAAAAACGAGCCTTGTTGCCCAGAAGCACCGCCCGCAGAGAGGCCGCCGCCTTTAGCGGTGATTCTCCAAGGTTCGTTTCTGAAAGGCTCTGCGTGAGAGCGCCGGGCATGGCGCTATAGGGGAGTTATTTCTTTCCGTCGAAATCGCCTATACAAAGCGATCTTTCCATTTCTCGGCGGTTAACGAGGCCAGCCCATTTCTGCTTTCCTGCGTATACCCAGCGGCGCATTTCTTCACACGCCCCTGCCTGGTCGCCTTTGTTCAGCTTGCGAAGAAGCGTCGACTTAGCGAAGGCATCGCTGCCTACGTTGAACACGAAGCTGTAGAGGGATGCGCGCTGGTATTCGTTCAGAGGAACCTTAACCAGCTTGTCTACGGTCGCCTTGGCCGGTTGCAGGTCTTTCCAAAGGAGGCGATCGCACTCCTTATCGGTGTAGGTCTTGCCGCGAATGATGTCGTTGCCAGTGTGACCATCGCAGACAGTCCAGACGCCTGCGACATCTTTGTAGGCCTGATACTTCCGACCCTCTACGCCATCCTTGCCACCAATGAATATCGTGGCGATGACCATCGAGCCAGCACCCGCTGCGGCAATCAGTTTGTTTCTCATTGAGGACGGGATAGCCATCGTTAGTCCTCCTTTGATAACTGCCCGGCTGCGGAAGGCCATCGCTCATACGCCTGAATCTGCGCCAGCGTGGTTTTGCGTTTGTAATACCAGTTGATACCGAACGTCAGTAGCGCCACGACAATACCGGCGATAACACCTACTGCGCTCCACTCATCAGGACTTAGCCGGGTTAGCAACCCATTAGCCACCGTCCCGGCAGATGCGCCATAAGCTGCGCCAGAAGCTAATTTGCTCATATGTGACATCTCACACCTCTCCATCAGGGGAAGTGCTGTGGTGTAGTTAGGAAAGGCCAACAAGGCGAATGATGCGAGGGTTCATCTGTGATTGATTGCCTGTGGCCTAATGCGAAAAAGGCCCGCGATATGCGAGCCTTAAATATTTGGAGTGATTTGTTTGTGGTGGCCGGTGCTGATCTCCGGCTCATGTGTTGCTTGATTGCGGATATTTTTCCGAAGTCGCTACCTTCGAGAGGCTCCGACACACCTGGCCGTTTCTCCTCTACTACTCAAGCTAGATCGCATCAGCCTGCGCATTCACCATAACGGAAAGAGCACTGGCGGTGGGAGTTGAACCCACTTCGGCATGTTGTTGCTGCCCGCCTTTCCACTCGACTCTCGTCAATGCTCTTACCTGTTGTGGAAACAAATAGCCATGCGGTTAAACAAAGCTTTGAATTTATTTTCCTATTTCAGCAAATAGTGCTTGCCTGATGATATAGGTTAACCTATAATTTATTTCATCAGCAAGACGCTGAAACGGGAAAGCCCCTACCGAAGCAGGGGCTAGCGAGGAACGGGTTATGATGAAGTTAATCATCATCCTGATTGTTCTCTTAGTGATTAGCTGGCCAGCTTACTAAGACAGTCAGGCGGAGGGGAGAAATCCCCTCCAACCCATAACTCAAAATATAAGGTTGGAGCATGGCACAGTCAATATCAGACATACAGAAGCGTAGCGATGAGAAGCGCGGGATGAAGGTGAAAGGTATTAAGCTTCACACTGACACCATCGCGCTATTAGAACGCCTAGCCGAAGAGACTGGAGAATCACAGGCAGCAGTAGTGACCAGGGCTCTTCATCTCCTTGCAGAAAGCAAGAAAGCGTAATCGTCGCCAGTACCTGACTCGGCTCGCAAACCGGTTCGGGTGCTGGCGCCCATTATTAATCACACCGGGCCAGTGCGCCGAATTAGTTGATGAGGAATCGGAAGACCTCACTGGTGTTTGACCGTTAGGCTACTGCCAGGAATTGCTCATCGTTTGCATTTATCTTTGTGGTCAGTTTCTAAAAAGCCCGCAAAGCCGCTAACGTGACGAAAACTGGAAAGAGCACTGACGAGCGTCGTCACAATTCCACATCAACCTTTCGCATCTTTGCTATTCGGGGGATGCGGATTGCCGTCTGCCTAATGCCCTTACCGGATTTCGCCAATAAAAAAGCCCCGAGCTATTAACTCAGGGCTTAATGTTTTTAGCGCTTAACAACGTGCGCAACTTCCACTGTTAGAAATCATATCCGCAGGTTCGGGAAAAGTAAATAGCGCACGACAAATTAATGCGCTATTTTCGGTTTTTACCTGGTGACTTCTCGTAACTGTGCGTCAGCCCACGATTCTTCCACCTCAAACTTGATGATAAGAGCGTCGTAGAATGGCTTAACTGACTTCTTCCACGTATCAAGAGAGATGGCGTCAGTAATCTGGCGTACCGCAGCAAAGGCCTCGGTAGAGGGCAGGCGAGGGTAGCCGATGCCGCCGCAACGCTTGCAGTCAGATATCACGGGAACGCCCTGCTTTTCTGTTTCCTCCTGGTTGATCGCCTTCCCTCGCCCCCTGCAGTCTGAGCACGCCGTCGATACTACGCCCTTCCCTTTGCACTTCTGGCACAGCACTTTCACCTGCTCCCTTCTGGCCGCGAGATTCGGTCTGCCAATGTGCTTCATGGTCACGACTTCCGCATGAATAAAACCAGCGCCATTGCAGCATTCACACTGCCGGGTGCTTCCGGCGTTGCGTGAGTAGTCTTCAAAGGCGTAAGTTGCGAGCGCTTGCATTACCTTTGGCTTAATATCACTTTCGAGCTTGCGCAAGGCGGCAACCTTATCGCAGCGCTCAATTGCATACAGGGTCAGCAGTTCAATAGCTTTCTCACGGTCATTGCTGCTGACGCCCATTTTCCCCATAAACGCCGCAAATCCCATCTGCGCGCGATTCTGCACCATTCCCTGAGCTGCCATGATATCAGTGCCGGTCAATGTGTCTGATGCCGTGGCTCTTGGGGAGTCGCTTATAAGCGTGGATTTTGGAAAGTGATATTTGATTGAGTTTTCTAGGTTCATGCTGCGCTTCCCCCATCAGGCTTATTGAGTCCGAGGCGATTGATAACCTCCCGGCGCATTGCTTCCAGTCGCTTACGCGTCTCATCGTTGGTCTTCAGCGCATTGTCGATATCTTCGAGCATCTCGCGGTCCTTCTGCCGTTGATATGCAAGAGCGATGTTAGTTACCTGGCTCATACTGGCTCCCCTACCATTGAATCCAGCTGCCTGCGCAGCATCTTGAGTGCGCCGTCAGGAAATGGCTGGCGCGCAAGGCCGGTGAATATGCCGCGAACCTTCCGGTCCATAAGCCGTGGCAGCAATGCACTCACAGTTGCGCGTATGGCTGCGTTGATTTTGCGTCCGTCCTTCTGCGCCAGCTTTGCTGCTAACTCCACCGTCACCAAGGCATCGAGATACTCTTCGCAGACATCTCTGTTTACTTCGCTCATGCTGCCAACCTCTCGTTAATCGCTTAAGCATTCGGTATTTTTCTGCGTATCGAATGGCGCGAATTTTTATGCCGACACTTTTTTGAATTCTCTTGTGCTTTACCCACTCCCCTGCCAGGAAACAGAACACAACTAGGAGATATATCGATAGGAACAACCCGCTTGTCATGCAGCCTCCTCGCGCGAATTGCGCAGGTCTTTTAGCTTCTGCTGATACTCCGCCTTGATAGCCTTGCACTCTTCAATGGCCCAGCGATGGCGACTGTGGTTCGACTCGACATCTTCAACTGCTGACAGCCCTATGCGGCGAATAAGCTCTGCCCGGTACGGCACGAGATTGCCGCTCTTGTGCTGATTGCACACGACGCATTGCTTATGGATATTGCGTTCATCAAAGCGAAACTGAGGGGCCGCAGCGGTACTACGGTAATGACCCGCATCCCACTGAGCGGACGTGAAAGTTCCGCACGAGATGCATGGCAGGTCGCGGTCTCTTTCTCTGATGAAGGCGTTTACGGCTTGTTGTGCTTGTTTAATCCAGTAACTGCGGGGCTTTAAGGCGAGCTTTCGAATCTTGAGTCTGTCTTTCTGCTGCTGTTCTTCTCTTCGTCGCTTCTTCTCTGCTGCTTTGAGTGCTTTGTCACGCTCCCGACTTCGTCGCCCCAGCGCTATCTTTGCGCCGCACTCGGGCCCGCACCACCACTGGTTGGCGAATGCCGGGTGGAACCACTCTCTACACTCCTCGTTTTTACAGCGCCGTCTTGTTTTCTTTTCCATCCCGCACCTCAATGCATTTGAATGTCTTTTTGCCCACGAAGAAGCCGCCATTTTTCTGGCATTCCATCGCAACCATGCTGTGAGCCGACTCCCAGCCAAGTCGATACGCGACGTAAAGCGCGATGCAGAGCAAAATGCCTTTAATCATCACTATCTCCTGCCATTTGTGAGTTCGGGTCTCGATACACAAGCCACTCGTTGATGCACTCGCCGCATGCGTAGGTTTCATCCGGCTCCAGCTGCTTGCTGCATCCTGCGCAGAGAGCCCTGGCTATGCTCTGCTGCTCGTAGGTTTGGGTTTGGATGGGGTTAAGCATGTTGGCTTTCCTGCATCATGAGGAAGACAATCATGGCGGCGCGGAGCGGGTTTTCGTGGCAGAATTCCACATATCCAGTTTTCAGTGACTGAGCGCGCCAGTTTCCATTAACGAAGTTCAGTCCTATGCGGCCATGAACAATAATCGGCCATGCGTCCGCGGGGTTGTTGCACGGGTCAAATTTTTTCCAGCCGATACATAGGCTTTTGATTTCTCCGATGTCCGCATATTCATGGATGAAGGTTTCGTTGCTTGTTTGTGTGTGGTCGCCTGGACTTTGAGTTAACGATGCAACCATGCCGTTAATTTCAAAATCTGATAACTGTGAATAGTCCATCAGTGCAGCCTCGCTGTGTTTGTGCCGTCGACTGGCTCAATGGTGATAACCAGCTCTTTGTCTTCCAGTTGCCAGATGAGCCCTTTGTCTTCTTCGCCCTCGCTCATCTGCTCGACGAAGCCCATGAGGTAATTCATGAGAACGTTCATGGCGTCCACGCCATCGCCCTGCATGTCTTCCATCAAATCTGCAAAGCGCTCTGCGTAATCGTATTCATTGGTCATGTTTCCTCCTGGCGCGTTGACGAAGCCATCGGACATCAGCAAGGTGGGCCGTATACGCGTATGTTGGGATTTGCGAGGGAGGTAATTCAGGTTTCTTCTTGCGGCGGGGTCGTGCGAGAAATATGCAGTTTTCCATTACAGCGACTAGGCTGCTTTTTCGTTTTCGCATTTCAGCGCCTCCATTTCGCATGGTGCGTTAGCCTTGAACACGGCAATGGCAAAACCTGATGGCGTTGCGCTGCGGATGTTAGCTCGTTCCGGTCCGGGCGGGCATTTGTGAATGCGGTCGTCTGGCGCACCCAATGTTTCATCGCGGAATGATTCAGGCATAACGAAACCGCCACCAGTCCAAAGGCAGGTTTTCTTCGTGTAGTTGTCGTTTGCACAATAGCCAGTGAAGTCAACCGGGTTGAAAGCGTAGTCAGGTTTACGCCACAGGCTGCTAATCTGGCTTACTGGGTTTTCAACGGCCCACGGAACGCCGGCCATTTCGCCAATGATCTGGCACTGCCACACAACTTGCATTGCCTTGAACTGAAATGCCTGGTCAGCTTCACGTTTTGAATTGAACCAGCGCGCACCACTCACAGCCAAATCAGTGCATGGAGGAAAGCCCATAACGAACACAACGCGCCCGGTGGCGATTGCATGGCGAAGCACAGACCATGTTTCAGGGTGGTCGATGATATGGCCAACGCGAGTAATGCGACCTTCAGCGTTGACGCCTTTAGGGTGTTGTGGGTCAACCAAAATCGCTTCGTAACCAGCATCTATCCACGGCTGCGCCATAACGCCGGTGATGTCACACAGGCAGATAATGATTCCTTTACTCATGCTGCCACCCTTCTTCCTGTTCGCTTAGCCCACTCAATCGCCTCCTGAGCGTCCTCGCTCCACCTGATGCCTCTCTCTGCACCGAATGCGTGAATCAGCTCCAGAAGTTCGCTGAATTCGCTAACGCGCATCTTGCTGGTCGACTGCCCGAGCACGACAAATCCGCCGTTAATGCCCGGCGCTGAGCGTTGACCTTTAAGCGCCGCGGTGAAAATGTGTTTCCAGTCTTCGCTATCCAGCTTCATGCCATGCCAGACGACTTGCTCAGACACATCGCGCAGGGTTGCCCAAAGCCGGCGATTTTGGTCGAGGCTTCTGGTCCTTTCCTGAATGGTCACGATGAGGGGTCTTTCGGGGTCGGGGTAAAGCTGCTGGATGGTGCGGATTGCGTTTTGCTGGACTAGCGGGGTGCGGATTTCAAACGTTTGTTTCCTCATTTTTCACTCCTGCATACGGTACTGGAAGCGGCATGTAAGCCACAACAGGCGACATGTCAAAATGGAAATGACCTCCCACCACTTGGACATTTTCATGGATTTTTGCCACTGAGAATTCCCCATTGGAAAGCTGAACCAGCCACTTCCCTACGGGCATATTTTGTGCGCCATTGACAGGAGTCCACATCATCACTCCCCCTTAACCTTTTGCCTGTGTATCTGGATGACCAAGCCACCTTCCGTTTTAGCGGTCAGCATCTCTCCAGGCTCAAGCTTATCAAGGCTGAATGCTTCATAGAGCGATTGCATTGCCAGCGCCTTTTCGTCTTTACGACTCACCCACCGGCAGCCAAGGCGAAGCATGGCCCCGCCAATACAGTGAAACGCTTTCATGGCTATGTAAAACCACGTAAGCATGATTGTGGCGAGAAGAAACCAATCAGTGAGTCCATATTCTTTAAGCGCTTCCATCACTCCCCCTTAACCTTGAGACCGGCGGCGAGGATGGCTTGCTCGACCATTTCAAGGCTCTCACTGGCGCACCCACTACATACCTTTTGGTGAAGCTCGTTTTCTGTCGGCAACTTAATCTCGATAACTGCGCGAGATGCCTGCCATGCTGCTGACGCAATCATCTTGATGACCTGAGCGCTCAACTCGGTGCTGTTATTAACCTCTTCGTATTCCTTGCTGAACCACTCTAAAAACTGCTCTCTGCTCTTATCCACGGCGCTTCTCCTCTTTAGCCAATACGAATGCACTGCACAGCAGAATCAGCGCGTCAGTGAACATCAGGCCGTCCTGCTTAACGACGGCCGCGAGCATGAAGCACAGGCCGATAAAGACCAGCATTATGATGCTCATGCCCGTATCTCCTGCCGCACCGCGCGCAGCTGCTGATTGATGAACGCAGTCATCGGATTTGAACATCCGAACTGACATAACTCATGCGCTGCGACATACAGGAATGAGCCCTGGTGCTCGCTGCATTTCTCTGAGTGGTAGCGCTCAATACGCCCTGCATCGTGTTCATCGCGGAGAATGCGCTGGACTGCGCCCATGTCTAAGCCGCTACCATCTGATACCTGGCGAGACGATACGGGCCCATGCTCGGTGACATATTCGCGAATGCGCTGGCGATTCGTTTTCCCCTCGCTAAGCTCATACAGGCGGCAGCGCGTACCCATGCCGGTGCTTGCAGAGCGAGTCAACACGCCCTCTTTCACAAGGCCGCAGATGACCGTAGCTACGCGTTCGCCCTTGCCGCCAAGCTCCTCGACGAGTTGCTTAACGGTGCCTTTCCGGTTCATTTCGAACCATTTCATTATTTGCAATTTGGTTATCATGACGATTCTCCGCTCAATACCTCGCGCGGCTTATCGCTTCCAAAGCAATTAGCAGGCTGGAATTGAGATATTGTTTAGTGAGTGTTTCGATGTCGATGAAGCGAGGGGTGCCGATGTATCTGGCGATGGTGTCTATGTCGTCGCGGGTTATTTGCATGGCGGCTCGGGGAGCGGTTGCCAAAACTCTACATCCCGGCATATGGTTTCAAAGAACTCATTGCTGCCCCGCGCTGCAGAGAAAAAATCACCTTCGCGATACTGCGCCTCGCAAACGAAGTAGCCATCGTCAACTACAAGAACAATGTCTTTTTCAACCGGCATCCGCTCGCTGCATGGAATCCATCTGCCCGACACGGTAGCGTGGTCATTGCCGGGTGACTGCGGGGAGGTTGCGAAATGCTCAACTCCTTTAGCCCAGATTTCTTTGATGGTTGACCATGTGACAGGTACTGTGATTTCAATTCTCCCGCTGCCGTCGCAGGTTTCGCACTCACCATCACCGAAACACTCGTGGCAGTTTACGAACTTGGTTTCTGAAAACTCACCTGATAGCGCGCCCTTCGCGCCGTTCTCAGCAGTTAACCTCATCGGCACCAGTTTCCATCCTTCCGGCACAACCGCCTTACCTGCCAGCGATTCGAACTGCTGCGAGGTGGTGTAGGTTTCGGCTACCGGCTGCGCCTGGTTGAGCATGGCGGCGCGGCAGGCTTCATCGCTTTCACCAAATATTGCCGCTTCCAATACGTCGATGGCTTGTGACGACGAGTGTGAGTATTTGTCGAAAGCGTGGCCTTTGATGCGCTGAGCGAGTTTAAACAGTCGCTTCTCTTGCGCATGGTATAACTCACTAAGGTTCTGGTAATGCTCATCCGGCACCGCGACGGGCAGCGCGTGGGGAATCTTATCTTCTGCATCCGCCCACCTGTTCCATAAATCTATAGCAGGCACCGCCGCTTCCCGCTCTTTGCGCAGCGCCAGAAGCTCATCCATCGCCACAACGCCGAGACCAAACATCTCATACTGCTCTTTGTCTTCTACCGGGTCATAGTCCTGCTGCCAGCATTCAAACGCGTTACGCAGGTCTTTGGCCTGTTCTGTGCTAATCGTGCTCATGGTTAATCCTTGTGATGTTCGGTTGGCGTTTGCCAGAATTCTTCATTGTCGCGATCTGCCCAGCGAAGCCAGACGCAGTCGTAAACGAAAGGGATGAATGCTTCGAAAAATACCTTCCACTGCGCATCCCGGAAGCCGGTGGCGATGTCCACCATCTCCTCAATGGGAAAGTTGCGCGTTGGGGGCCGCTTGATGCCGCAAAGTCTTTCGAACTGAACTATTAACTCCTCTTCATCAAGGCACCTTTCCATGACAGCCTTGAATCGTGGGTTAAGAGCCAGCTCCATAATGGCTAGAGAAATGGTCATGGTTATACCTTGTATTTTGGATGCCTTAGCGCCAGTCGTTAGATTGGGAGGACTGTTTCTCGTTGCGGGCGTACTGCATCGCCGCTTCCTGCTGGTCGATGTTGACGAAGTGACCGTTGCTCCAGCCCATGTAGAACGTCTTAGGCTGGCCTGAGCGATATTTCCCGATAATGATTTCCGCCAGCCCTTTCATGTCGCTGTTCTCGTGATACACCTCATCGCGATACGGGAAGATAATCACATCAGCATCCTGCTCAATTGCGCCGGAGTCTTTCAGGTCACCAAGCGTCGGCCGCTTATCTGCTCTTCCTTCAACCCCTCGGTTTAGCTGTGACAGCAGAATTACCGGCACCTTGTTGCGGAGGCAAAACTGCTTCAGCTTGCGGGTGATTTCGGCGATGGCGATGTCGTTGCGCTCTGCCTTCGGCTTCTCAAGGAGCCCGAGATAGTCGATAGCGAGGAAGCTCAGGCCGCCGTCAGAGTTCAGTCGTTCAGCGTGGGCAATGCAGTCGTCTACGGTGAACGATCCGTCGATAACGTAGTTGTTTTCGTCCATAAGCGTGCCGGTTGCTGTCGTCAGGCGCGTGTACTGCTCCTGGATCATGTTCAGCGGATTACGCAGCGCACCAACTGACAGCCCGGCGCGGTCAGCAACATGTCGCTCAACAACCTGCATATCGGACATCTCCAGCGAGACAAACAGCCCCTTACCCTTCTGCCGGCCGATTGAGTTCGCGATGTTGATGGCGAGCTCGGTCTTGCCCATGCCGGGACGTCCGGCGATTACTATCAAATCGGTGCGGTCGAAGCCGCCGTACTCGTCATCCAGCGCCTGAATGCCGGTCTTGAGGTACAGGCCGGATTCTTCACCCTGCATGCGACTCTCAAGCACGTCCATGTAGTCTTCCAGGAGGTCGGCAATGCGTCGCGGGAGCTTGTCGTTAGTTTCAAACTGAAGCTTTGACAGGATGCTTCCCACCTCGCCAATCCGGTCGTTTATATCGTGGGTGCCGGCAGATGCCAGTATGCCCGCTGCCCGATTAAGCTCAGCAATTCCACGCCGCAGCATCCAGCACTGGCGAACTCGCTTAGCCCATCCGCGAATATTGGCGGCCGTAACGCACTTCGCTCCGACCTCAATCACCAGGTCTTTCGTGCCATCAGGAACGGCAGCCTGAACAGTGAACATGTCCACCGGCTCGGCTTTGGTCAGGAGGGTTACGATTGACTGGTACATGGTGCGGAGGTGGAAATTTTCGAATGCTTCAGCGGGGAGTTTTCCGGCCACTTCACGGCAATCGATGTGATCGCCTTTCACGAGCATCGAGCCGACCAGCTGATACTCAAAATCGTAACTGTCCATCAGCTATCAGCTCCTAAAATCTGGTCGATTTTCTCCTGGCGAAGCGCGGTCTCAATTCCGTAGCGCTTGCCCTCCGGGTTTTGCCCCATCGCCCACGGCGTCGGCTGGTAGCCGTGCTCCAGATAACCGTTCAGCAGCGAGTCGATATCCTTCGGCTCCCGCTTCAGTTCCTTGCACTGCTTCAGATAGGAAACCCAGAGGCGCTTGATGCCATTCTCCACCGTCGTGGTGACGCTGCGGATTTTAGGCAGTCCGAATCTTTCGGCTTTGCAGTTCCAGGTTTCTTTCAGTCGCTCACGGTCAAATGCCGGAAGCCTGGAGCGAGGATTGGTGCCGGTAGCTCTCGGGTTTGTTCCGAGCTGGCGAGGCGTTAATGGCTTTTCAGAAACAACATCCGACAAGCCCACTTCGTGGGTTTGGGTATCTTTTAAATTGTCTTTGGTAAGACTGTTTAGGGTGTCGGGTACATTCGCCCAACTTGAAACCTTTTTTCGCCCAACTTGTTGGGTGGTTTCGCCCAACATTTTGGGTGGTGTTTTTGGTGTCTTATTTAGCACCCACTGGTCAATCATCACGTTGACGCTAACCAGTTTGAAACCACCGACTTTCCGCAAGTTAATTATCTTCCGCTCGGCCAGAACATTCAGAGCAGCTGCCACATCCGAATCATCGAGACCAGTGACATCTGCCAGGTATGTGTTCGTTACCTTGTCCTCTGACTTGTTCCAGCCGAAGGTGCAATAAATAACAGCGTCAAAAACCTGATGTTCACGACCTGCGAGTTTCAGTCTGGGCTTTAGCTTTCCGATGCTGGTAGCGATTCGCATAAAACCATCGTCAAGACTCGCCACTTTACGCTCCACGGCCTCCTGAGAGGGCCTGTAGTCCGATAAATTTCTAACGACGCCCATTCTTCACTCCTGCCTTGGCCAGTCGATAAACACCAATGAACCGTTCAGCGAACGATCTGTTATTGGCTGCCGCTACAACCAACCCGTCAGGTGATTCAGGGTGCCGAATCTCTTCTTTTTCCTGGTACTTCCTGCGTTTTCGCATTAAAATGTCTCCTGTTGATTGTGTTGGCGTAACACAGTTTGCTAAGCCTCAAGCGTTCCAGCGCTTGGGGCTTTATCTTTTGTGAGAAGCAGTGCTACCTGCTTTGCAAGACTCGATAATTCCTCGTCTTCAACTCCCCATTCCAGAATTGCCAACAGCATCGACATCTTCGGGATCATGCTGGATTTCCAACGGGTAATTTGCGACTCATCAACGCCCAGCTGCGATGCGATATTTCGCTGACCGCGAATAGCGATGCGGTTGAAAATGTTGCTGGTAATTGCGTTGGCTCTCTTGCGTGTGCTTGTAAGTTCCATTCGGTATTCTTCCTTTGTTGTTTAGATAGATACGTGCGCAGACCGTGGGGTCTGCCACTTAAATGAGTTACCGCGTTGTCGGCGGTTCAGATTGGTAAAGAGCGGGTACTGCTTAGGCGGCTTTGTTACTGGATGGAGGGAAAACATCATCCAAAGAACATTGGCACCCTAACTTCCTGAGGCCTTCTACGATCATTCGGCAATCGTTAAGGCCAGGAGTACGGATATTCAGCTCATAGTTGGCGATGCGGGATTGCCCCCAACCAATTGCCGAAGCTAGTACAGCTTGCGAAACTCCGATTTTTTTTCGCTGCTGGGCAATTTTGTTCATTGCGGTCTCCCTAGCATTAATCACACATCCATTACACACAATTTGTGATTAACAGTCAACCTCAATTCGTGTACAGAGTTCAATCACGTTGCGTGTTACATTTAAGGGATGAAAACGATGCATGAAATTATCGGGGAAAGGATCAAGTCCCTTAGAGAAGCTAAAGGACTTAGCCAGGCTCAATTGGCCAAGCTTTGCGGCTGGGCTGCGCCTTCACGCCTGGGGAACTACGAGTTAGGAACAAGAAAGGTTAGCGCGGATGACGCGCTGGTTCTTGGGGCGGCACTCGGCGTATCTCCGGCAAAAATAATGTTTGGCGAGGATTCAGACGCCGTATTTCGCCAATATGAGTACCCGTTATTTTCTTCAGTGCAGGCCGGGCCTTTTTCGGAGGTGGGAAGCTACACAGCCAGCGATGCAAAGGCATGGGTCCCAACGACCACAAAAGCCAGCGAAAAAGCTTTCTGGCTTGAGGTGAAAGGCCATTCTATGACTGCGCCACAGGGCGTAAGGCCGAGCTTTCCTGAGGGTATGCTAATACTCGTAGACCCGGCCGAGCCGGTAGAGTCTGGGGATTTCTGCGTAGCTTCTGCAAATGGTGATTCAGAGGCAACGTTCAAGAAGTATGAGAAGGATGCAGGGGTTAGTTACCTGGTGCCTTTAAACCCGGCATACAGAACCCTGGATTGCGACCATAGCTGCCGCATCATAGGCAAGGTAGTTAAGGCTCAATGGCCCGAAGAGACGTTTGGGTGATGGTATAAATTTCCACCAATAAGAGTGGACATGGTTTTAGCAAAATCACATTTACGAAATGGAGGGTGGAATGGATAGCGGTGAAATTAAAAACAATGATATAAGGGACTTATCTAGGAGCGTCACCATCTCCATGCTTCAAGATCACCTAGCTGAATGCGGGTTCGAAGACGATAAGATTGTTTGCGCCTCCTGTGGTCATCATGAGTTTGTTTTACCTGTTGGCGACGAAAGAGATGGAGAAAAGTATCCGTGTATCGTAACAATGCCCATTCCGTTCAGGGCGGGGAAAGGAATTTGGAGCTTCATTTCAATTTGCGGAAAGTGCTCTAATACACTGTTTTACAATGTGATGACCATTACTGCAAAGCTCAAGGAAAAAGGCGTGTTATGAGCACGATAACTTTCGATGACCTTATAATTGATACGCCACCAGACACGTTTCAAAATCGAGATTTCTATGAGAACTGGCAAGGTGATATACTTGAAAACACAAGTGGCGACACCATCTACTTGCCAGAGCTTGTTGAACTAAAACCTAAAGCAAAGGAGGGGATTATGAGCTTTCAACCAAACAGCCCGATCACCTTCAAGGCTGCGATAATGCTTGCTGGCGCATCCCTGCTTATTGCAGGCAGCGTTTTATGGGCTGCATACAGCCAAGTGCAGGGTCAAATAAGCGAAGTAAGAAATGAGATAGCGACTCTACGCACCACATCGCATGATGACTTCAACCGAGTTGCTGACAAACTCGATGATATAAATAAAAACCTGACAAACATTCAGATTGAGCAGGCGTCACAGAAAGCAAAAGACGAAGCATCCAAAAAATAACCCGGCCACCGCGCCGGGTTTTTTATTTCCCGCCGATCATTATCAGGACAGCACCTGCCAGCCATCCCAAGCCTTTGATTAAATTACTATAATTCTTAATACGCCTCCCATATCCCGCCATCTCGCCACCACCTACTTCGCTCGTTTTTCGAACTTTTCAGCACACCATCCTGCTGTTGCCCCCGACTTAAGTAAGCAAAACCATCGCGGGGAAAACTATTTACACAAAAAAATCATACACATAACGTGTCACATCCTTATTTTACACATTTTGTGATTGACCATTAAATCACAATATGTGACTATCATTTCCATCAGCAGGACGCTGGTAGCCAAACGGAACAGATTGGCATCGCTCTTTAACTTCGACGGTGCGCTGACAAAGCGCGAACAGATACCAAACGAAATGGGTTTGGGATTGGATGAATGAGCAGGCTGATGCTCGACCGATGTATTCACAGCGCTCATGGCAAGCCGTAACCAATCGGCGCCTCAAGACAGAGTCACTGGTAGTGCGGGCGCTCTAACCAGTAAGCCGGAGTTCAGCGCCGGCCATCCAATCACCAAAGCCATTTCACACGAGGACAAAGCCATGACGGTTATCCAATACGGTTCTTCAGTATCAACTGGTAACGCTAAAACTCGCCGTCATGAGCGGCGCAGAAAGCTCGCTATAGAACGTGACGCTATCGGCAATATCATCGACTCCATTTTAGGTTGCGAGGCTCCTGACGCTTCTCAGGAAGAATCACGCAAGCATTCAAGTCGCGTTGACCGAGCCACTTCGCTCCTAGCTCTCCGCGATTACCAGAAGCCGGAAGTAACCGAACGCAAGCGTAACCCGGCATACAAGAAGCCGGTTAACCACCCTACCCACTTGATTAACGCGCACCAGAAAATGCGCGGCAAATCGATTCCATTAATTTGAGGTGAGATATGAAAGGAAATTTTACTCCAGGACCATGGGAATGGTGGACAAGTAATAGCTTTTTGCGACTGAGCAGTCAGGCAACGGGCAAAGATGGCGGTGTTATTGACTCATATGCCATGAGTGATGGGCATACCAGTTTAAGTGTTAGCAAGGCTGATATGGCGCTAATAGCTGCGGCGCCTGACCTTCTCGAAGCGCTTCAGGGTTATATGTCAGCTGTGAAATACATGAGTGAAGCGATGAAAGACGGATATAACGTGCAGGGAGCAATTTCTGCTCTGGTTGGCTGGGAAGATATGGCCCGCGAAGCAATAGCTAAAGCCATCGGCGAGGAGGAGTGAATGGAGTGGATTAAATGTAGTGATAGGTTACCGGATAGAGGATACTGCTATCTGCTGGTAGTAAGAAAATACCACGCTGAAAATAGCCCTTCACATGTAATGCATACATTTTTTACCAAGGATAGAGAAAGAGCAAGGGATGGCCATCCGCACTACTCAAGAAAAATTCAGGGGAAATATTCTGTGCATTTCGAATGTGCCGAGCCTGGTTTTATTGTCACTCACTGGATGCAATTGCCATCACCGCCCGCTGAATAGCAGCCGATAGCCGATTCATGGAGTCGGTTATCTGATGCAATCCGCATCATAACCAAGACAGGAGAGAAGATAACTGTCCTGGCCAAATGGAGAAATAACCCTTGTTGTCTGTTCGCCCTCTACGGAGGGCTTTTTTTTCGCCTGGAGAATGCCATGTCAAAGAAAATTGAAGATTGCTATGCCCCGTATGTCCGCAACTTTCTGGAAGATAACTGGGACGATTTCGTAGATAAGCTCGCCGAAAATTATGGCGAAGACGACGCGGAAGAAATCGCCGAAGAAATCGTAAAAGGGCTGATCTGACAAAGGCCGCCTAAGCGCGGCTTTTTCATTCCCGCATATCAACAGCGCTTCATTCGAGGCGTTATCGCTATGCCAATCATTCAAACATAAGGAACCACCCATGATTCTAGCAATCGCGGGAGGCGCTCGCATGGGTGCTTTCCAGTTACACGAATCCCTTCTCGATCGCATCACACGCAAGTTACGCACTGGCTGGAAAAAGCTGGCCGACATCCTCTCTCAACCCGGAGTGCCTAACCATGACTATTGTCCCTGTTAATGGAACCATTCTGGTTCAACAAGGTAATCGCGAGTTCAACAAGCTCTATGAAGCTGCATTCCCGGACACGGTTGACGGACGCCACTCAGCCTATGAATGGGCGTGGGAAATCGCGATGGGGTGGAATGATATTCAGGACGACGACTGGAACAAAAAACATGCTGCATGAATTAGAAGACGACGACTTCATCGCTCTCATCTCTCCTGAAATTGAAGAAGAGGTAGAGCAGCAAATTAACCTGGCGGCTGAGCGCATGAATCAGCCTATTACGTGGCAAGAGTTCGCGGGGAATTACTCATGACAGAGAAGCTTGTTTATCAGGCAATCAGCGCAGTAGCCAAGGAAATGGCGGCTACCGGCATCAGCAAGGACAGGACGAACACGCAGCAAAACTTCAAGTTTCGCGGCATCGATCAGGTCTATAACGCACTGGCTCCGGCGCTGGTTAATCACGGACTCCTCATCCTCCCCCGCATCACTGAGCGCACCGTAACCGAGCGCACGACTCCAAAAGGCACTGTCCTGTTCTATGTGGTGGTTAAAGCAGAGTTCGACTTTGTGAGCACAAAAGACGGCAGTGTTCACACGGTTGTTACCTACGGCGAAGCGATGGACAGCGGCGATAAGGCCACGAACAAGGCAATGTCTATTGCATATAAATACGCAGCGTTTCAGGCGTTCTGCATTCCGACAGAAGAAACAGCGATTGATGCTGACGCGGAGGTTCACCACATCCAGCCTGCTGATGCTGACACCATTCTGGCCGAGTTCACGCAGTATGCAGGCACCGAGAACGACGCCAAGAAATTGCAGGAGCAGTACGCATCAACATGGACGCGCCTTAACGGCTTCCCTGAGCACCAGGCGAAGTGCAAAGACGTAACCGGCATCCGAATCAAAGAACTGAAACAGGCGGCATAAATGGCGAGCAAAGGCGTAAACAAAGTAATTCTGGTCGGCAACCTCGGGCAAGACCCTGAGGTTCGCTACATGCCTAACGGCGGAGCAGTGACAAGTCTGCGTCTGGCAACGTCCGAATCCTGGCGCGACAAGCAGACCGGTGAGATGAAAGAAGTAACCGAATGGCACAGCGTGGTGCTGTACGGCAAGCTGGCGGAAGTGGCGGGCGAATACCTGCGCAAAGGCTCGCAGATCTACATTGAAGGTCAGCTGCGCACCCGTAAGTGGCAGGACCAGAGCGGTCAGGATCGCTACTCTACCGAAGTGGTGGTTAACGTCGGCGGCACCATGCAGATGCTGGGCGGAAAGCAGCAGTCAGACCAGCCTCGACAGCAATCTCAGTCCACAAAACAAAGACAACCAACTCAACAGTCATCAGCCCCTCCTATGGACTTCGAAGACGACGTGCCTTTTTAAAGCGGGAGGGGGAGATGGTTTATGTCATCACCACGGAAGAGGTGAATGAAGCAACTGGAAAGCCAGAACTAATTACTTCTCACGGAATAGACAGGAATACCGGCAAGCAAGTCATTCTCCCTCCCGAACACCCACAAGATATCGGCGCGGAGTTCTGCACAGAGCTCCAATCCTGGGTAATCCTTCCAAAATAATGGAGCCATCAATGTCATCACCTCTTCCCGGGGCGGGATACGCACGCCCACCAAAACGCTCCGGCACCAAAGAAGAGGTGCTGGCGCGCATCAAAGCACACCTGCAAGAGACGCTGGGAAAGCAGTACGAAACCGAGAGCAAGGAAGCTCGAATGACACGCCGGGCTGATGAATTGGCAGACCGGCAGCTTTGGGACGACAACCTGGCGGCATCGTTTATGCCGGGATTCGTCACCACAGGCCCGCGCCGCCCTGAAGAAACAGATAACCGTATGGGCCGCTTCCTCGGTCGATACGGTCACGTTCGTAGCGATTAAGGAGTCAATCATGATTATACATGACCCGCTTATCACACAAAGCGAGCTGGCCGCTCGCGTCAAATCTCAGCCGATGCCGAGCCGCGAAGAGCTCATGAAGCGCAACAGCTTCGGCTCTGTGAATAACAACCGCTATCTGAATCGCTGGTTTGGAGCGAAGAAATGAACAACGACGAATTAATCGCAGCCGGCCATGAGCTGGCGAAGTGCCTCGACAACGAGCCGCTGCTGGATATCGCGAAGATGATTGTCCGCCTTGCGGATAAGCTCGGCGTTACCACCGCGGCGCTGCGCGAAAAGACGAAGCAGTGCGAGCAGTTGGCGGCGGAGTGTGCGGCGCTGAAGGATATCAATAAGTGGTGCAAAACTGATGCATTCAAAAACATGTACCGCGAGTTTAAAACAGCCGAATCACTGGGTTGCCAAGATGTTGATTGCATGCATGACGCAATGCTAACAGCAATTATGCATGCACCAGAAACCCCCGCCACCGACGCATTCCTGCGCGAAGTAAGGTCTCAAGGGGTTGAGATGTTGAGCGCAGAAGCAGAAAGGCTGATGGATGAGTTTGGCGATGATAGCTACAAAGTGATGGCCACCGCTGATTTACAGCGCTTCGCTAATGCTTTCGCGGCCCAACTGCGTCAAGGCGGTGCCGCATGAGTAACGCAACCGAACTTCTGCAGCACGCGCTGGGAATCAGTGAGCGTAATCGCACGCCATACCGTAACTATTTCCTTGCAGGTGAAGGTCATGCGGATAATGAGAAGTGGAAAGAAATGGTATCTGAAGGCCTCGCAACTTCACGCCCTGCTCCAAGTCATGTAGGCGGAGGGACTCTCTACCATGTCACTGAAAAAGGCGAGGCGGCGGCAATTTCTGCGCTGCCAGAACCTAAGAAACGCACTCGTTACGATGAGTATCTCCACTCTGAAGTGTGTGAGTCTTTCGGCGAGTGGCTTGGTATCGAGCTTCCATTTTATGAAGAGCGCGAGATAGGCACGTACAAATACGAATATCGAATGGTTCGCCGCTCACGCGCTTACTGGGATTCGTATTACGACATTAAGGGCGACTGGCGACCGACTAAAAAGGCAGCAAAGGCTAGTTATAAAGAAGCTTTGCGCAAATCAAAACAGGAGCGTGCCGCATGAACACAGCAAAACTGAAAGCGGCGGCTGAGCGCGTTGTTGACGCATATGGAGATGAATGGTTTGAGGCTGGCCGTCAGATTTGCACGGTTCACAAATCAAAAATACACCTCATTAGCCTTTCTAGCCCCGAGAATATTTTAGAGCTGATAGCAGCGCTGGAAGCCGCGCAGCCACAAACCGCAGCTGCGCGCGACGTCCTCGAAGAACGCCAGCGCCAGATATTAACAGAGGGATGGACGCCAGAGCACGACGACGACCACACCGACGGAAGTCTGGCGGCAGCTGCGGGAAGCTATGCGCTGCATGCCGCAGCGTCAGCATGGGGCGGGGTTAGCTACGCGCTTCCGGCGAGCTGGCCGTGGTCTGTCACATGGTGGAAGCCGAAGAATCCGCGCGCTGATCTCGTGAAAGCTGGTGCGCTTATCCTGGCTGAAATCGAGCGAATTGACCGCGCCGCCATGCGCACACCGCCCGCGCGTGAAGCTCCGGTAACCGTGGAGATTGACTGGCTCGATGATTGCCCGAAATGTGGGAATAAGAAAGCACTGGTAACGGGCCGTCTGACTACGGCTCAGCAGTTGTGGACAGGCGATGCCATTATCTGCCCGAACTGTGGGAACGAGGGGGAGATTGACGCAGACGGAAAGAACGCCTTGGCGGAGTGGGGTGAATGATGGTCGAACTCACCAAAGAACAGATTATCTCAGCCGCGGAGAAACGATTCGAGTTAGCGGAGGCAATGCTATCGGGAGATCTTGAACCGCTACAAGAGAGAACCTGGAGTATAGAGCTGGAGCTCGCTCGCGCAGCACTGGCCGCGTTACGGGCAGACAAGGTGGCATCATGAAACCAGTAACGTTACAGACAGTAAACGCGCGCATTGATGAGCTGGCGGCCATCCAGGCCAATACCACTATAGGGATCTCCCTGCGCGAAGAGTTCGAGCTGCAATGCATGCGGAAATTGTCGGAGCTGCTGGCGCTGCGGGAGCGGGCGGAGCCGTTCGGGTGGACTGACGAGCAAGAGCTGCGCGATGTTAACGAGCGCGGCTGTGGTTATCTGTTTACTGTTAACCCGATCACTGCGCACGCGGACCCGCGCCGCGTCATTAAACTGTACGCCGAGCCGCCCGCGCCGGTAGTCATTGATGCTTTGGCGCAGTTCGCGGAGTTTATGGCTGCGGAGTCAATAAAAGTGGGCGATTATCCAGATGGGTGGCAGTGTAAAGCGGCTAACGCGGCGCACGAATACGCGCAATCCTGCCGCGCAGCCACGCTCGCAGCGCCGGGCAAGAATTGACAGCCCGCCCACCTCAATTTACTGTATATAAATACAGTTATTTTGGGGTGCTTCATGAGCAAAGACTCGGACTATCTGATTATTTACAGGGGCGAGATACATCACCGCATAACGCCCGGTCGGTGGGTGCTCATTCAGCGCGCTAAGGAATACGGTGGCGGATGGTGGCTGGGGAAGGCCTACGATGATGTGTTTATGCTTGAGTTCGAGAAGCCGACATCGATGGCGACTGCCACTGAGTACATCATGTCGCATGGAAGGATGCAGGCATTCCCGCCATGGGATGAAAATTTTGAGTTAACACCATGACCCGCCGAGTGCGGGTTTTTTAATGGAGCGAATATGAGAGCCCAGAATCAGAGAGTTCATATTGTTTACAAGATAGGAAGGAATGGCACTGGTTACGGAGTGGTTGCCGTTTTTGAGAGCAAAAAGGATGCTGATGCGATGGTTGAAAAGAAGTCGTCGTGTCACGAAGCGCACAGCCATTACCTCTACAAGGTAATCAGTAAAGAAGTGAAGCCTACAAACGCCGCCTGATGGCGGCTTTTTTACGCCTGGAGATAATCGAATGAATGAAGTGATTCAGCTTGTCCCCAACAAATGGGTATCCGAAGAAGTACTGATGGCGATCACCGGCCTGACGAAAAACGCCATCAAGTCAGCGCGAGAGAAGTCATGGATGGAGGGTAAGGAGTACCGGCACTACTCCGGAGACTGCCAGCCTAAGGACAACTCCCCTATCCTCTACAACCGGCACGAAGTCGATGCGTGGGTTGAGCGTCAACGTCCAGCGATTCCCCGCCAGAAATCTGCTTAAATACCCTTCCCCATTAATTGACGAGGAATCGTTATGACCAAGTATCCAACAGGAGTGGAGAATCACGGCGGAACACTGCGGATATGGTTCATCTATAAGGGTGCCAGGGTAAGGGAAAACCTCGGCGTCCCTGATACACCGAAAAACAGAAAAGCCGCTGGCGAGTTAAGGACGGCGGTTTGCTATGCAATCAGGACTGGTAATTTTGATTACGCATCGCAGTTCCCTAACTCGCCGCGGGTTACACAACATGAGGACACAAAATCTAAGGTGACGATTGCGGAGTTAGCCAATAAATGGCTTTCGCTAAAAGAAACTGTTTTGGCTAAGAACACCCACATGAGATACACATCTTACATAAAGATGTGCCTTAGAATTCTGGATGAGACGATGCCCGTTTCTTCTCTTACTCATGAGAACCTACTTTCTTTGCGTCATGAGCTTTTGACCGGTTACCAGCTTATAGGGAAAACGCTAGAGCGGTCACACAAAAAAGGCCGAACAGTAAGAACCGTTAACGGATACATGGCGGTTATGCTGGAGATGATTAAGTTTGCAGAGAAAAATGGATATACCGGCGGGAAAGTAATTTCAGATGTGAAGCCTCTCAGAAAGTCCAGGTCTGAACCAGATCCGCTAAGTAAGGATGAGTTCGTAAGGATGCTGGCAATGGCTAATCACCCGCAGATAAGAAATCTATGGATACTGGCCGTTAGCACCGGCATGAGGCATGGAGAGATATGCGCACTGGCATGGGAGGATATCGATACCACAGACTGGACAATTAAGGTGCAGCGTAACCTGGCGATTTCAGATCACTTCACACCGCCAAAAACTGAAAGTGGAATCCGCACAATCATTCTGACCAGCGCAGCCATCGAGGCCATAAAGGACCAGATGCAGTATACGAGAATGCAAAAACAGCATGACGTTACTGTCCACCTCAGGGAGTACGGTAAAACAAGGACTGACAAGTGCACATTTGTTTTCAATCCATCAGTTTCCGGACGGTATCCAACCAAAAGCATATGCTACATTCCAGGCTCGATTGCAGCCTCATGGAACCATCTGCTAAAGCGAGCCGGAATCAGGCATAGGAAAGCATACGAATCCAGGCATACATTTGCATGCTGGGCTCTAAGTGCCGGAGTGAATCCGAGCTTCATTGCAAATCAGATGGGGCACACAAATGCACAGATGGTTTTCAACGTCTATGCAAAGTGGATGTCCGATAAAAACGGAGACCAGGTATCCATACTGAACCAAAACTTTGGTTTTAATGCCCCACCGATGCCCCAGGGTAAAGTGGCTGACAGGTAATCCTTTAGCAAATCAACCACTTCACCACCTCCTAGTGTTTTATCATCACATGCCGCACCACGGTGTAATCCTCAAGCCCGTACATCGACATATCCTTGCCGTAGCCGGAAAGTTTCTGACCGCCGTGGGGCATTTCGCTGACCAGCATAAAGTGTGTGTTCACCCAGGTGCAGCCATATTGCAGCCGGGCGCTGAGGCGGTGCGCGCGGCCAACGTCGCGGGTCCACACGGAGGACGCGAGGCCGTATTGCGAGTCGTTGGCGTATTCCAGCGCCTGAGCTTCATCGTCAAACGGCGTGACGCTGACCACCGGCCCGAAGACCTCGCGCTGTACAATCGCGTCTTCCTGCTTCGCGCCTGCCAGTACCGTCGGCTGGAAGTAATAGCCCGGCCCGTCGACTTTCTCGCCGCCCGTCACCACGCGGATATGCGCCAGCGCTTTCGCGGCCTCCACCGCCTGGATGACGCGATTCAGATGCGCCTCGGAACTAAGCGGCCCGAGTTCGGTGCTTTCATCTTCCGGCGCGCCCGTTTTCAGGCTACCCACCGCCGCGCCGAGCTTTTCCACCAGCTGGTCATAAATCCCTTTTTGCGCGTAGATGCGGCACGCCGCCGTGCAGTCCTGGCCCGCGTTATAGAAGCCGAACGTGCGAATGCCTTCCACCACGGCGTCGAGATCGGCGTCGTCAAACACCAGCACCGGCGCTTTACCGCCGAGCTCCATGTGGGTGCGCTTTATCGACGACGCGGTGCGGCTGATGATGTGCTCGCCGGTAGCAATAGAGCCGGTGAGCGAGACCATGCGCACTTTTTCATGGCCGGTCAGCGGGTCGCCCACCGTCTGGCCGCGGCCAAACAATACGTTCAGCACGCCTGCCGGGAAGATATCTTTTGCGAGTTCCGCGAGCTTAAACGCGGTGAGCGGCGTTATCTCCGAAGGCTTCAGCACCACGCAGTTACCCGCCGCCAGCGCGGGCGCGAGCTTCCAGGCGGCCATCATCAGCGGGTAGTTCCAGGGCGCGATGGACGCCACCACGCCCACCGGGTCGCGGCGGATCATCGAGGTGTGATCCGCCAGATATTCGCCTGCGGCAAGCCCGTTTACGCAGCGCGCAGCCCCTGCGAAGAAACGAAACACGTCGGCCACCGCCGGGATCTCATCGCCCGCCACGCAGTGCAGCGGTTTGCCGCAGTTCTGCGATTCGAGCTGCGCGAACGTCTGCGCGTTCTGCTCGATAACGTCCGCGAGCTTAAGCAGCGCCCCGGCGCGTTCTTTGGGCGTGGTGAGACGCCACTGGGTAAACGCCGCGTCGGCGGCGTTGACCGCCTCATCCACCTGCTCTGCGCTGGCTTCGGCAATCTCAATCAGCACCTCGCCGGTGGCGGGGTTATAGACGGGCAGGCGCTCGCCCTTGCCTTCCACCAGCGCGCCGTTAATCAGTAATTGACTCTGCAT